TCAAGGCACTATAATAACGCATTTTATGGAAACAGTGCTGGTGAGAAATTTGTTGGTGCAACCGACCACCTTTCAATGTATAACTATATTTCCGCAACCAATCCAAATTACACCGATGCAGCCAACTTTGACTTTACTCCAACTGCAACTTTTACTGGTATAGGAAATGGAGTACCAACTCCATTTACATGGTTCGGTTCAACAGCAGATGATATTGGATTAAATAAGTACAAATCATCCGAAAGTATTAGTGTATTTTAGAAACCAATGATTATAAATAAATAAAGCACACCTCATAAATTTTTAAGGAACAATAAAGAAAATGCAAAATCTCGATACATTCGAATCATTGGTAACAGTAGGAATGGCTCTTGCAGCGATAATAGCAGGATTTATTATGTTTGTTCTTCCTTATCATAATAAAATAAAAAAACATTCTATATTTTCTAAACCCACAGACTATCCAGAAGGATTTAATTGTAATATTCATACAAGATTACACGAAAGTCTTACAGAATTAAGAGTACAAACAGATTGTGCAAGAACACAAATTGTTCAATTCCATAATGGAGGTCAGTTTTTAGATGGAATTTCTATGACAAAAATGACCCTTACACACGAATCTCTTGCTACAGGTACTTCTTCAGAATTATACAGAAAGAAAGACATACCAATATCAATGTGTATAGATGGATTAAATTTACTTAAAGAAAACAATGCAGAATTTCATATGGTAGATAGTTTAGAAGATTCTTGGTGTAAAAAATTCTTACAATCAAGTAATGTTATAGCATTTTCTTTTCTTCCATTAACAAAAAATAAAGACATTATAGGATATGTAATGTGTCAGTGGTGTAGTTGGTCGAAAGCAGATGAAGTAGATGAAACTAAAATGTCTTCATTTTTAGAAAATTCTAGAAATATAATAGAAATTATATTAGAAGAACAATCTGGCAAAAAATCATAAAAGTAGGTATATATAGTATATGATAGAAGGTAAAAGATACATCGATATAGATTTTGATTTCAATGCACATCCAGTGTCTGGAGATTTGGTGCTAAAGTATAATGAAGAAGCAATAAAAAAATCTGTTAGGTCTTTGGTATTAACCAATAAATATGAAAGACCATTTCAACCATCTCTTTCGGGTAGAGTAAATGAATTGTTATTTGAGAATATTACTCCGATGACAGGTGTTCTCTTAAAATCTCATATTGAAAATGTTTTAAATGCGTATGAACCCAGAATTAAACTTTTAGGTGTAGATGTTGTAGAGAACCACGGTCATAATGCGATAGAAGTTACAATTTCATTTTCCATACAAAATCAACCAGAAGTATTATCCTTAACAACGGTATTAGAGAGAACAAGATAATGGCAACAGGCGGAAATTTAAATACACCAATAACAGAACTAGACTTTTTTGAAATAAAAGAAAATCTAAAAACCTATTTAAGAGGTCAAAACCAATTCAAAGATTATGACTTTGATGGTGCGGCACTATCCGTTCTTTTGGATGTTCTATCATACAATACACACTATTCTGGATTCTATGCGAATATGGTTGCAAATGAAATGTTCTTGGATAGTGCAGTAACAAGAAACGCAGTAGTTTCTAGAGCAAAGGAATTAGGATACACACCATCTTCAACAAAAGCATCAAGAGCAGAAGTTCATATCACATATGATGCAGGGACAGAACCATCATTTCTTCCTATAGGTACAATATTTTCTGCAACGAATCAAAACAACGAATCTTATAATTTTATAAACACAGATGTAATTACCATAGGAGCAACAGGAGGTTCTGGTGGTGTATTAGCAGGAGCAACTGCTACTGTATATGAGGGTTCTTATAGAACAAATAGTTTTCTTTTTGATAATGTCGCAGAAACTAGTCCAAAGTTTATTATCCCATCTAATAGTTTTGATACCTCTCATTTGTTTATTAGGGTTTCTAATTCTACAACGGATAGCACAGGATACTATACTCCTTGGGATTTATCAACCAACTACACAGGATTAACTTCTGGTTCTGAAGTTTATTTCTTACAGGAAGTAGAAGATGGAAGATATGAAGTTTATTTTGGAGATGGTATTGTAGGAAAGAAACCATCTCACGGAAATGTTGTAACTATAAGTTATTTAGAAACGGCTGGATTTGGTGCAAATAACATAGGAAAGTATGATGTTAGAAATAGTAGAAGGTCATTTGGACTCGGAGATGCAAATGCAAATGTAGATGTGACATCATACTCTCAAGGTGGTGGTTCTCCAGAAACAGTTAGTTCTATTAAATATTATGCTCCTCGTTCATATCAAGCACAAGACCGAGCAGTTACAACAGAAGATTATAAAACTCTTATAGCAACACAGTACGGTGATGTTGAATCTGTGTTTGTTTATGGAGGAGAAGATGCAATTCCACCAGAATATGGAAAAGTGTTTATTTCAATTAAACCAAATTCTGGAGAATCTTTGAGTATTGCAGAAAAAGAATCAATTAAAACTAGTATACTTAAAGGAAATAATATTGTAAGTATTCTGCCAGAAATAATTGACCCAGATTATCTTTATATATTAGTAGATTCTACCGTTACATTTGACCCTTCTAAAACTATAATAAGTGCAGAAACACTTTCGACAGCAATAAAACTTGATATATTGGATTATTCGGATTCTAAATTAGAAAAGTTTGGAAATAATTTTTATTATTCAAAATTATGTTCAAGAATCGATAGGTTGGATGATTCTATAGTCAGTAACGAAACTAAAATAAAACTACAAAAAAAATTAGAACCTAATATCGGTTCGGCAGCAGGTTATATAATTAATTTCTATAATGAAATTTATCACCCGCATGACGGTCATATGGAAGGCACGGTTTCAAGTTCCAGATTTAAATATAAAGATTCTAATGGAATTTCTGTTGATTCTTATATTTTAGATGATGGTAATGGAAATCTAAACATTTATACCACCTCACAGGCAGGAATTAGAATTAAAATAACTAAAATCGGAACAGTAGATTATGTCAATGGTTCTATAAATTTGGTATCTTTTAATCCCGTACAAGACGATAGCAGTTCCCTTATAAAATTTACAATTGAATCAAAAGATTTAAATGTAATTTCTAGTAGAAATACATTATTAATGATAGATTCTGCTAATTCAAGTTCTGTAAATATTAAAGTAGAAGAACTTGGAAAAGAATCTGTAGTAGGAACAACCAATACTATAGAAAATAAATCAACCAGTACCAGTAGTGGATATTGATATAGGAGAATTTTAAATGTCATTAAGTCTGCTACTAAGAATAGGTGATACAGGAACTGGTCCTTATTATTCTCTAGAAGAAAAGATTGGTGCAACATTTGCACCAGAAACACTTTCAGTTGTTGATGGAATATCACCCCACATTCCTAATCAGTTGCCAGAATTTGTTGAAGCAGAACATCCATTATTTGTAAATTTTATCCAAGCGTATTATGAGTGGTTGGAACAAAAAGTAAATGTATTTGGTAGAACACAAATGCTCCAAGACATTTCTGATATTGATAAAACCATTGATGAATATGTTATTCATTTTAAAAGACAATTTCTTTTAAACTTTCCAGAAAAGTTAGCAACAGACATAGACGGAAATGTAGTTGATGAAACAACTATGTTAAAAAATATAAAAGATTTTTATCAGACAAAAGGTTCTGAAAAATCATATGAACTTTTGTTTCGTCTATTATATGACAGTGCTTGTGATTTCTATTATCCAAAAAAGGATATATTAAGAGCATCGTCAGGACAATGGACAGAAGAAGAAGCAATTAAAGTTACTAGTTTAAATGGTACTAAAAATTTTAAAATAGCAAATACAAAAATAGAACAAATTAATTCGGGTACAGGACAAGTAGATGCGTCCGCTAGATGTTATAGAGTGCATCAATATAATATTGGTGCCCACGAAGTTACTGAACTGTTTATTAATAATATTGTTGGAGAATTTAAATCTGGAGAAACTCTAAGGTGTATATTATCTGATGGTACAGAAATTACAGAAATTATATATGGACTTTTTTCTAATTTAGTAATAACAAATGAAGGAAGTGGTTACAGTATAGGTGATAAAGCAAAACCAGACGAAAACTTTGAAAAAAATACCACAGATATGGGGGAAGGGGGAACTGGTAGAGTTTTAGATGTTTCTCTAAAGGGTGCAGTTAAAGGAGCAGTTGTTGATAATGCTGGAGTTAATTATGTAGAACCTTTAAATGTAGTTTTTGAAGGAGGGGATGGTACAGCAACCGCAACGATGAATCCACAAGCACTTATTAAATATCCGGGATATTATAAAAATAATGATGGTAAATTAAGTTCTAATAAGAAACTTCAAGACGGAAACTATTATCAAAATTATTCCTATGTTTTAAAGGCAGAAATATCTCTAGACACATATAAAGAAGTTTTAAAGAAACTTATTCATCCAGCAGGATTAAAAGTATTTGGTGATGTTTCTATTTTAAAATCATTACAAAGTGACCAACCGTTTCATGGTGAACATCAATCATATGAAATGCCAATTGTTGGACACTACTCTCCCTACAGACCGCTATCAACAACTGACCTTAGAAGTAATGGAGTAACCTCCCCCGCAAGCGGACCTGGTTCGGTGCATGGATGGTCTGGTGCAGCGAGTACATACGCTACAGCGACAATTATAGGAACTGCGGCTTTGGACGATGAGGATGGTACAAATTTTATATTGAGAAATACTGATGGTTCAACTGTAACCTTCCACACAGACCCTACTAAGAACTTTGGAGATACTTCTTCCGATGGAGGTGACCACACATGGATAGTCAACACCAGAGATATTAATAGCGTCAGAAAGGCCACACAGGCTCTCTACATCTCTTGTAAAACCGCAATTGACGCGGGCGAATTAGATATGACAATTTTTCCCACTACTGTCGATACCATCGCTGATGAAACACAAGCAAATTTTACACTAACTCAAACTGCTGGTGGAACTGCTAGCAATACAGCAATAACTTTAATAACTGGTGTTGAGGAGGTTAATGGTGAAACTACCTTTACTGGAGGAAGTGAGAATGGAAATGCGAGTGCAACAGGAGATTTATATTTTTTCGGATATAATCCTGGCTCAACAACCGACTATCATTGTTATGGAGATACTGGTGGTAAACTCATTGTTCGAGGACCAAGTTTAACTGCTGGAAGTTTTCCTGTTGGTATTCAGGTTAGTGGTGATACATCGGGTGCAAGTGGAGAAGTATTGTCGTGGGATGTATATCAAGGAACAGCAGGAATGACAATTGGTGTTATGCATCTTCGAAGCACACCAGAAATGTTTCCAAGTGGTTGGTGTGGTCCCTCTGCGGGAGGAGAGTTTGGTGAACTGGTTGGGCAAACAAACGGAAATGGACTAACTGCTGAAATTATTACTATTCTAGAAGGAAATGGAATTGTATCTGAATCATTGACAGACGGAACAACTTTGGCAGGACTTATCCAGCACGATACAAGAAAACTTCCTCTAGGAACAGCGGGTGCAGAAGGTTATACCGCCGCACAAGAATTTTATAGAGCAACAGGTCTTGCAGGGATTTGTGCAGGAGCAACGGCATATAACTATTGGGAAGTATATCATCATCCAAACACAAGAGGATTTAGTGGACAATATATTGCAGGGGGTTGGACTCTTGGTATAGATTCAGGAATGTCTTTCGATAGAGTACCACTAAAAACCTTCTTAAAAATGGCAGTTGGAATGCACTTCCATTCTGACCCATCTTCAGATTCGTTATATTACGGAGGTTCTAGTTCAGACTCAAATAATTATAGTGTTCCTTACGGAAGTACTTCTGGAAGTCCAAATTTAACGCATATATAATACATAGATTCTAAGGAAATATATTAAATGGGATTACAAAAAACTTTTAAAAATCATTTCGCAAGAGATTTAATAAATGATTTTAATGCTGATACAGACAATCAGTATTTTATATTCTTTGGAAAAGTCGATGCTTGGGATGATGATAATAGTCCAGATACCTTGACAGGTTCTGTTCAGGCAGAATTTTCTGCATATAGAAATGCATTAGGAATGAAACGAATAGAAAGAGTAAATGCGTTTCATGTCATTACAAGATATGATTGGATTTCTGGAGCATCATACACACAATATGATGATACAGTAGACTTATCCACTTCACAGTATTATGTGATGACGGATGAATATAATTTATATAAATGCATCGATAATGGTGGAGGAAGTAAATCAACATCAAAACCAACTCACACAGAACCAGAAATTAAAGCATCTGGTGATGACGGATATAAATGGAAGTTCTTGGGTAAAGTAACAGAAAACGCAAGAAGATTTTTAACTGATGAATATATTCCAGTAGAATATGTAACTAATGCACTAGAAGATGAAAATGCAAAACAATTAGTTTCACAACAGATGTCAGTTAATGGGGCAATCGATAAAATAATAGTCGCTAAAGATAATGGTCATTATAAAATGGCAACAGCAATTAGTGCTGGTGCAGACCACCACACAGTTGCAAATAAAGTAGTGGGTAGTGTTGGATTTACTTCTGAATCGTCTGATGGTGCTAATGATGGAACAAACACATATGCCGGTCTTACATTATCATTACTTAAACAACATCCGTTTGATGCAGAGCAATTAACTTTCTTTAATTCTGATTCTCTATTAAATTATGAGGTATATACTTCACAAGGAAGAGGACCAGATGTTGGTCAAAAGAGAAAAATTATAGCATTTTATGATTCAAATCAAGGTACAGGACCATATGTTAATCCTGATACAGATGTTTTCCCTCACGGCCCATTTGTTGTTCTTGATAGACCATTCGATAGAGATTTATATGCTACAGACCCACCAACAAAATTTAGACTATTACCTCCTGTAGAAATTTATGGAGATGGTGATGGAGCAGTAGCAAGAACAGAAGTAAATGACCAAAGAGAGATAATAGGTGTCAATATTATTTCTAGAGGAAAGGATTATACAACTGCAACGGTAGATTTTAGTTCAAGATTACCAAACTCAGGTACACCTTCAACTGCAAGAGCAATAATTGGACCAAAGGGCGGTCACGGAAATAATCCTATTAAAGAATTACAATCTTCAAAAGTTATGATTGTAATGGAAATTAAACAGGACGAATCTGGGAAACTAAGAACTTCAAATCAATTTAGGCAATTTGGAATTATTAAAAATCCTATGCTTAATGATGGTACTGGAAGAACTGCTGGAACAGAATATAAAAAATCTACAGAAGTTAAAATATCCAAACCATTTGGTGTAACAGCACCATATTCATATGTAACAAACATAACAAATACAGAATTAGATACATCGACATATAAACAAAACAATTATATTATGGGTCAGGAATCGTTTGCAACAGCAAGAATTGTAGAGTTCAGAACCGATGTAGGAGCAACCTCATCTGGAATTATGGAAATTACCGATATTGAAGGTAATTTTATGGACGGAAGTGTAGACGAAAAATTAGTAAGATATATTTTTGGTGCTTCTGGAAGTACAATAGACGGAACAGCAATTTTAAATGGAGCAACTCAAGGGTCTGGTAGTAGTGCAGATTTTCAAGTTGGAGAAATTGTAACGCAACACAATGCACCAGATTTAAATAATCCCGATAGACCAATTGAAACTACTACAACCGCTATGGGAGTATCAGGTTCAACCGCACAAGGAACAGTAGAATCTTGGGACAGTGTAAACAAAGAACTGATTATTAAAGTTACTAAAAATAGTTTTACAGAATCATCAACTGCTGATTATGTTCGTGGAGGAACAGCCGCATATATTACATTTAATAGGTTTGAAGATAAGGGTGGAGAACTAATAAAACAATTTTCAACCGAATCTACTGCTGGTGGAGCATTTGGTGGCACAATGGCATTTGTTACTTTTGATTCAGGAAACAAACAAAATTATGGAAGAATAGTAGATATGTCTATTACAGAAAATGATGAAAATGCAAATCCTGTTTATAGAACATCTACAAAGATGATTGTGGAAAAGAAATCACAAATTTCAGGGGATGTAACATTTTCAACAACTAGTTTTACGGCAGATGCTATTATATCTCAAGGAACTGGAGGTAATGTCGTAGAAGGAAGAGTTTTAGAATGGTTCACTTTTGGAGGATTTACTGGTGAATTACACTTAACCGAATTAAAAGGTGGATTCACTGGACATACAGCGGGTGCAGATACATCTACATATGGACAAACTTATTTATTAAATGGTTTCTTAGATGAATTTGTATCTGGAGTTTCTGGTTCAGAAATTGTAAATGGTTCGGGAGAAGTATTATACATACAGAATATAAGACCAGTTTCTAGAAGTATAGAACAAAATGAAGAACTTAAAGTAGTTATAGGATTTTAAATAAACGGAGTAGATTCAAATAATGGCAAATCAATCACTATTCAATATAAGCCCATATTATGATGACTATGATGAGGATAAAAATTTCCTTCGCATGTTGTTTAGGCCAGGTTATGCTGTTCAAGCAAGAGAATTAACTCAAGCACAGACCATACTTCAAAACCAAATTGAAAGATTTGGAAATCATGTATTTGAAGACGGAGCAAGAGTATTGGGTGCAGGTATTACTACCAGACCAATTTCCTTTATTCGTGTCGAACCAAAACACACAGATGCATCTGGTGTAGAAAAAACTATAGATTCTACTAAATTAATTGGATATGATTTAACTGGTACTGGTTCTAGTGGTCTTGAATCTAGAGCAAAAATAGTACACATGATAGATGAGGACACTAACGGAAAAGATAACTTTAAAATACTTTTTGTAGAATTTGTAAATGGTTCTGATTTCCAACAAGGTAATTTATTAGATTCTAGTTATGAATCAGAAGTTTATAAAATTAAAATGGCAGGTATAAGCGGAGCGGTTCAATATGCTGATGGAATTACTGGTGCTGAAATTAATGGAGAAGCCAATTTAGTTTCTGTTGATGAAGGAGTTTTCTTTGTAGATGGATTCTTTGTAAAAAGTCAACAAAGTTCAGTAGTTCCTTATGGATATACTTCAGATGGTGCATCAGAACCAGCAGATACTCAAAGATATTTTAGGAATCCTACCGCAAGAGTTGGATTTGATATAGACAGAGGAAATATAAGTACATCAGAAGATAATACTTTGCGTGACCCTTCATCTGGTTCTTATAATTTTAATGCACCTGGCGCAGACAGATATCGTGTAAAATTAAATATGGACTTTAAAGGTGGATTTACTGGTTCAGATAAAAACTTTATAGAACTTCTTAAATATGATGAAGGTAGTATTACATATAAATTAATTAAAACAAATTATGCAGAATTGGAAAATACTCTTGCTCGTAGAACACACGATGAATCTGGTTCTTATACAGTAAAACCTTTTGAAATTGATATCAGAGAAAATTTAAAAAGTGGAAACAACAGAGGAATAAACTTATTAGAAGATGGTGGTAGTGAAGATAAACTTTCTGTAGGATTAAAGTCAGGAAAAGCATATGTGTTTGGACACGAATTTGAATCGCTATCAACAGAATATGTTACAGTAGATAAAGCAAGAACAACATCAACATATACAGGAAGTACATTTGATGCGGTACACGGAAACTATTTTATAGGAAGTATTCCTGCTAGTAGAAAAAAAGGTATTGCTTGGTTATTTTCTAGAGGTGATATAAATAAAGCACCTATGGAAGTTGTATTAGCAACAGAGGCAGACAGTGAACCATTTATTGCAACTGCAAAAATTCATAAAGTAGAAAAAGAAAACAGTGAAGGAGGTGGTTATAGAATCTATGTCTATGATATACAATTTGAATCTGGTTTTGATTCTCTCGAAACTGTTTCAGTAATTAGAACTAAAGCATCCGATGGCCCATCGGTTAACCATGAAACATTATTTAATGTTAATAATGTAGTATACAATAGAGATAATAATATATTAGTATTTCCTGTAGGAGAAGGAAGTGCTGTAAAGAATTTTGACAGATTATCTTATTCCTTTAAGAAGACTTATAAGTTTGCAATAACAGGAACAGGTGAGGATGGTGATGATGATGATTATAATAATTATAAAATTTCCATCGGAGAAACAGATTCGAATGATGGATTTGCAACATTCAAATTTGATGATGATGTAGAGGACATAAGCAAATATACTGTATGGAAAGCAGATACAACTTCAGATACTTCTTCATTACCCGATACTACACTCGTTAATGCAACAGTAAATGTTGATACTAATAGAACAACTTTAAGTTTAGATAATTTAGATGCTGACGGCAATACACACGAAGAAGGTGATGAATATATTGTTCAAGCAACTATAGTATATAATGATACATTAGGTACACATACAATAGGAAGAAGAACAAAACGATTATCAAGTTCTACGGAAACAGAACTAACAAGAAAAACATCGACAGACGGACAAATTTATTTTGAATTACCAGATGCAGATGTTTATGAAATTTTAGGAGTAACAGGAAGTACAACTACCGAAGGTGAAAGTACTCCTTTTGACCCATCTAACGATTTCTTGTTTGATAACGGACAAAGAGATAATGCATATCTACCTGCAAGACTATGGGTAAAAGAAAATAAAAGAAATGTCTACACAGAAGCAACTGGTGGATTTTTGTTTAAAGCAAGTTATCATTATTTCCAACACGAAGGTGGCCCAGGTCCATTCACAGTAGATTCATACAGTGCAAACGGATTTACTTATGGAAACATTCCACTGTATACAAGCAAGAATCTAAAGAAAACATATTCTCTTGCTAATGTTCTAGACTTTAGACACATAAAACCAGAATTTCCAGAAGACCCTATTGATTGGAATACTTTTACTATAGAAAATACAAGTAGAATTCCAGACACTAGAACAAGGTCAAGTATAAAAACAAATTACACATACTATCTTTCAAGAATCGATAAAGTTGTATTGAAAAATTCATTAAACGGAGATGTTGCATTTGATGTAATTAAAGGTGTAGACGCATTAGTTCCAAAAGTACCAGCAGATACAGAAAGTTTAATGACATTATATACCCTTACAATTCCTGCATATACCCATAACCCAGAAGATGTTGGAATTAAATTTGTAGATAATAAAAGACATACAATGAAAGATTTGGGTAAAATAGAAAATAGAGTAAATGATTTAGAATACTTTACAACACTTTCTTTACTAGAAAATGAAATTGATTCTAGAGTAATTTATAGTGTAGACAGCACAACAGACCCAGCATTTAAAAATGGTATTTTGGTAGATGGATTTAAAGGACATAATATAGGTGATGTATCACATGTCGATTATAGTTGTTCTATAGATTATGAAAAGGGACATTTACGACCATCTTTTGTTCCAGTAAATGTGGGATTAGAGTTTGCCAGTATTCCAGATAATTTAGAATTAAGTTCTGATGGATTAATTACATATAAAAATAAAGAGGCAGTATCATATATTGAACAACCATCAAGCAGTACTACCATTCAAGCAAATCCATTTGCTGTTGCAAACTGGTTAGGTACAGTATCAATGGAATCTCCAACTATAAATTGGTTTGATACATCATCAAGACCCATTGTAAAGGTAAATTCTCAAGGAGAAAATGATAACTGGAAAGTTTCTACAGTAAATTCATTAAGAGGATTTGGCACTCAGTGGAATGACTGGAATACAAATTGGTATGGAGTTGATGTTGTAGATGACTTAGATGATAGAAGAGGAAAATCTTTCCTTTCACAAGCAAGAGTAAAAGATACTGGAGTTCCTGTAGTTCGCAATAGAAATGAAACTAATGTTTCATCGGTCACGAGAGATACTTCAACAACAAGAGAAGAAAAGAATAGAATTGGACTTTCTAATAAATTCCTTCCAGACCATATACAGAAAGTTATTGGAAGTAAAGTAATTGATGTTAGTGTTATTCCATTTATAGAATCTCAAGGAATTACTTTAAATGCATATGGACTAAAACCAAATACAGGTGTTAATTGTTTCTTTGATGGAGTAAATGTAGATGCACATTGTTCCACAGGAGGTATTATTTCTGGACCATTCATAACAGATGCAAACGGAAAATTGGGAGATATATTATTCACAATTCCTTCCAATACCTTTGAAAGTGGTGAAAAGATATTTAGATTTATAGACGATACAAATGGAAAATTAACAAATGCTACTACTTGCTCCGATGGTATATTATATGCAAATGGAGCATCAAATAACAGAGAAGGAAATATTCTTTCTACTCGTCCTGCTCTTTTAAGAAGACAAACAGTTAAGAGTGAACAAATAATTAAAAATCCATATATGAGAAGAAAATCTCTTGACATTTCAAAATATACTAATTGGATTGACCCACTATCTCAAATATTTTATGTCGATGAAGTATCACATCCAAAAGGACTATTTTTAGAATCAGTAGATTTATATTTTTCAGATATAGATTCAAGTATTCCTGTAAAGGTTGATATTAGACCAACTATTAATGGAGTACCATCACCGTCTTTGGTTGTACCTTTCTCTGAAGTATGGAAGAGTGGTGTTACCTATGATTCATCTTCTGGAGTAAATGCAGAAAACTTTAAATTTGGTTCTTATGTTTACCTAGAACCGGGAGAATATGCATTATCAGTTTCTGCAAACAGTGGTAACTATAAATTACATGTAGGAGAAGTTGGTGAAGATGCTATTGATGGTTTAGAAAGAATTAGTCTACCGATTCATAGTGGACCTTTATTCAAACCAACAAACAGCAGAGAAGCAGAACCAGATTCTATGATAAATCTAAAATATAAAATTAATAGATGTTCATTTAAAGGAGTCAATAGTTCCAAGACATTAAAACTTCAACACAAAACTCAAGGTTCTAATGTAGTTATTGATGAATATCAATTAAATCATAGTACTGTAGTTCCATCTGGAACATCTGTAACAAATACAGCAGTATTTGACAGTAATACAAATATTATTTCTGGAAAATCAAATACAGCAATATCAAGTTCAACACTATTAGCAGATACAGCACCAACAACAGATAGTTTTGAAATAACTTTGGCATCGGATACATCATCAGAAATTACAGATGTAAGTCCTGTATTAGATGCAAAATATTTGAATTTCGTTTGTGTAGAAAATAAGGTTAATAATAAATTATCCTCAACTGATGGTACAGATAATGATGAATCAAACGCATTTGGTTCTGCATCTGGTTCTATCGCAAAATACATTACAAGAAGAGTCACATTAGAAGATGACTTTGAAGCAAAGAACTTAAAAGTATTTTTAGATTTAAATCAACAAGGCGCTGGTGGAGATGATGTTAATATAGAAGTATATACAAAGTTTACATCAAAATCAGATGAAACAGATTTTAATGATAAGGGATATGTGAAGATGGATGTAGAAAATTCTTCTGACCAATTTGTATCAGAAAATGAATTTGATTTTAGAGAAGTTTCATATACTCTACCAACCGATTCAATTCCAACAGAGGATGTAGATAGAATTAAATCATTTGCAATTAAGATTTGTATGTATAGAAGAATAAACGATGACGGAACGCCTGTTTCTGTTGTTCCAGTAGTAAAGGATTTGAGAGTAGTTGCTCTCGACAGTTAATTATGAATAGAAGTGATTATATAAGAGATTCATATTCTAATGCAATTTTGAAAAAGGATAAAAATGCATTAAAACATCATAGAATTAGAAAAAATGAACTTCAGAGGATTAATAATACTGAAAATGAAATACATAGTCTAAAGGAAGAAATTTCTGAATTAAAGAAAATGATATCAGAATTAAAAGGGAAATAATAATAAATGGCAACAGGACCACATAGCACCAATTATCAAATACCACAAATCACTTTAGGTGATACTTTCAATGAGTGGAGAAATATAAGTAACGATTCGATTATTAATAAATTGAATCGTATGAAAGTATATACTGGAAAGAGTGGAGATGGTATCTCTGTTGGAATGAAAACCGATGGTGAAATGGTTGTCGAACATTCTGGTGAAGTTTCGAGGGGTGTTACTTTCTCAGGACCAGTTTCATTTAATAGTGAATATACAATCATAAATGCAAAGAAACTTACCATAGATGATTATATAATTTCTATCGGTGGTACTGGTGCATCTTTAGGTACAGCAGGTGCTTCTGGTGGTGGTAGTGGTGCAGCGGATTCATATATTACCACACAAGGGGGTGGTGGTTTAGAAATTCTTCGTTCTGATGGAAATAATGCAAATCTTTTATGGAAACCAACACAAGCAGGTGCTACTGTAGGTAATACTGCTGGCGGTGGTGTAATTGGTATGTGGTGGGTAGAAGGTCCACATGTTGGATTAACAACAGGTGCTTGGGTTTATCCACTAGACAATTCATTTAGAATAGAAACAAATAGAATTGATGGTGATTCTGAAGGATTGATGTTCACCAAAGGAAGAGGTGCTACTATGGTAGCACCACTCGTATCAAGTGGTGTCACTGGTGCCACACAAAATTATGGTGACATTAAACTAATGACACAGAATACCGCAGGGAATTCTTTTGACCATATTCAATTTGCTCATTATGGTGCAAGTAATGCATATACGGATATTATAAACGGAGCAGTTAAAAGAAGAGTTACTGCTCCAACCAATCACGGATTTTCTTTTGGTATGGCAGTCAGATATGACAGTGCAGTCGGATGGACATTTGGTATAGCAAATAGTGAAGCAGGAGCAGAAACGGTAGGTCTTGTAACGGGTATACAGGGAATTACAATCGATGTTGCATATCACGGAGAAATAGTAGGAGATTTTACAAGTGCTACTACAACAGGATTAACATTAAATCCAGGAAGTTGTTACTTCTTAGATTATGCAAGTGGTGGAAAGTTAAGAGAGTCTGCACCACAAGATGCAGGAAATGTTGCTAAACCTCTTCTTGTTGCTTTAGATAATATTTCTGCATTAGGAAATGCAGGAGATAGAGGTGTAATAGTAAATTATCGTGGAAGTCTTATTCCAAACGAAGCAGATGATATTACTGCACAAGTATCTAATAGAATTTTAATTAACCAAGTAAATGACTTTGTTGTTGGTGACTTAGTAAGGTTTGAACCATCAGAGTATTATGGATGGTCAGGAACAGCAGGTTCTACAGGAACTGTTGATGATGCAACCACATATACTAATGGTGTATGGAGAAGGGGACAAGCAAACAGCGAAGAAGAAGCAGAAGTAATCGGTATTATAGGTGATGTTAATGTCGCAGGTGACCCAAATAAATTTTATATGGCACTTAATGGTAAAGTATCGGTTGCAGATAATTCTGCTCTAGTTCCTCTAGATATAGGACAAGTATATTTCCTTTCTGCAAACACTGCACCAGAAGGTAGAGGGGGAATGGGAAATTCTGGCGACAGTTTGGTGACATACCCACCACAGACAACTGGACATGTAAAGAAACCGTGGGCAGTTGCAATTTCCACAACAGAATTAATTCTTGTAAACTATAAGGGTGAAGTTATTGGTAGTGGTGCAGGATGTGCAGGAGGAGGTGGTGGAGGAGGAGGAAGTGGTCTTACTTCAGGTATTACTGCATCTAATGTTGTACTATTTTCAGACAATATAAAAGATGCAATAACTGGTGTGGGAGGATATGCAAACACTTCTGCAATATCTTTGACAACAGAAAACGAAATAGATGTACATAGTGTACTCGGTATCACAACAGGTGCAACTTCTCTTATTCTAAAAACTTGGAGTGAAGGTAGTTTAACTCTGGGTGAGTCGAGCCAAGTTGGTGCTGTAAAGGTTGCATCTGGCGCTCATATCTCACCAGCACATTCCGTTGGTCATGAGACATGTAATATGGGAGAGAGTATCTGGGACGCTGCATTGCTGGATACAACGGACCCCTTGGATGGACATTTCAACGCGGCTTGGACTTGCATCGATTTAGCAGCCCCAAGTACTGAATGCGCCGCTTACAGTTATGGATTCACACCAGGCCTTCCAATTGAATTTGTACCGAGTACCCTCAATTCTAATTTTGACGCGTATGACGGAAACACCGTAGACACCACGACCCTTAGGTGGGGTTTCAAGATAAGTGAAGCAGTTGGCCTTGGTACTTCGGCCAACTTGACAAAAGATTCATCCTTGGCAGAAATTCCGACCAAGGTGTGGGTTTGGGCGGGGTCTTCGACAAACAACTCCACTGATAGCATTCGGGATTCATGGTCTTTCATTGCTACACAGGCACAAAGTATAGGACACCTTGAATATACTTCAGCAGATGGTAGAGTATATCCATTAAGTAAAGGAATTCCATCATCCGTCAGTGAAACAATAGTTCCAATCGGTACAGGAGATGTTGGAACTGTTACTCTTCCTAAAGTATCTGTAAGTTCAGATTGGGCAGAATCTACTTCTGCTGATGTAAGAGTTGCAGTATCTGGATATATTACAGAAGCAACAGTTCATTCCGTAAAAGAATTCGGTGGTGGTGCAGGATGTGTTGTAGATGCAGGAAGAAACTTATTAATTAATGGCAATTTTGATTATTGGCAAAGACTTCAAGGAATAACAACTGGTGGAAAGAGTGCAGATTGGTTTGAGTGGGATTCTACTTTTCTTGGTGGAGGACACCCCGTTATCAACCAAAGGATTGAAGTCCCACAAAATCATTTAGCAGATAGATGGAGAATGTATAACCATTATAATTGGAGAGGTACTGCTACTCGCGGGGGTCTGTCAAGACATGAATTTGACTTTGCAAAAGTAGATGATGTACTTTCAAGAAGTCAATCAAAACCAGCAAAATATTATTTAAAATTAACAAATAATGTAACCACTTATGATGGTACAATACCAGGTCCTGCAATCGAACAAAGAATAGAAGGTGTGGACAGTATACACGCAGAAAAAGCAACAGTTTCATTCTGGGCAAGAAGGAGTGCAGGAACTAAAGCAACACTTGGATATGTGAGAGCAGAACTTCGTGGATATGCTTCAGGAACTGGAGATTACGCATCCTCTTCTTCTGTAAGAGCAGCCGGTGAAGGTGGTGTTGGTGCTAACTGGAGAATGTACGAACCACTTCGAAGTCCACACTTTGATTTGAATGATAGTTGGACAAAGTATTCATACACATTTGATGTTCCTGCAATTGTAGGAGTGAGTGCAGGAAATCATTTAGCAAACAGTCAATTAAATCAAGCAGTAGAAGATTGGGGTTGTCAGGGTGCAACAACAGCAACCGCTAATGTCGCTGCTGTAATTCCAGGACAAGGATTCATTGGATTAGGTATTCGCCCAATTCACGGAAGTTATGACGAATATGCTTCTGGTACTGATTCAAAAGCAAGAAGTTGGAATGGTGAGATTGATATTGCACAAGTACAATTTGAAAGAGGTGCATCAAGAACAGAATTCGATTTAAGAACTCCAGAAGATGAACTTAAACGATGTCAAAGATATTATCAAAAAACATATGAACCTCAAACTATTGCAGGTACGGAAGTGTTACACGATATCGGTGGATTTGTACGAAGATTCGATAGTACTATCTCTTCTGGTTTACAAGGAAATACCGACTTCAAAGTTGAAATGAGATGTCCACCTACTGTAGAAGTATACTCAAAAGAAGGAACTGTAGACAAAATTAATGGTATTGAAAGTGACGATGATTGGAATACAGAATATCCAGACGGTACAGTAATCAATGGCGCAACTTATATAAGAGTTATAAAAGGCAGAATAACTAAAAATGGATATGGAATGTTGCAGTCAGGTAATTCTAATGGTTCGGCAACAATGTGGTCAAACCCAGACGGTAACAGTGTAACAGACGAAGACTGGATTTGGCATTGGACAGCGGATGCAGAGATATAAATATATCGGAGATAAAGAATAAATGGTAACAAGTGCATTAAAATTGGTGACAGGCGTCCTAGATGGTAAATCTATTAGAAATAATATTGAGCAGACTTCACATGGATTTACTGCTGGTAGTGTTGTTCGGTTTGACCCCACTGCATCAAGCGGTAATGGTGGATTTACATTAGCATATGCCACATCTCCAAAAGAAGCAGAAGTTGCTGGTATAATCGAAAAAGTTGCAGATGCAAATAACTTTACTATTGTATATCAAGGTGAAATAGATATATCGAATTTCCCAGACACAGGAACAACTGCTGATGAATGTTATTTCCTTTCTGGAATTTCAGCAGGTCATGTAAGTTCAACCGCACCAACAGTAGGTGGACATGTTATTAAACCAGTTTTAACCAGAAGAGGAAAACTTTCGGGTGGCGCACAAAGAGGTGTCGTGATGAATTACCTCGGTACTGTTATTGGTGGTGAAGCAACAGTAAGTCTTAACGGTTTAATGCCAGTAGGTGCAATTCAAGCATATGCAGGAAATACTTCTGGTATTCCTGCACAATGGTCACTTTGTGATGGTAGTACACTTGATGCAACCAGACATGCAGATTATTATACAGCAGTAAGTTGGAGATATGGTTCTTGGCAAAAATTTAAAATGCCATCAACATATAACAATACTTCAAGTCTTGTTGGTGAAGATATTAAGCAAACATTTGACGATGGAACGCAAGCAGATGCTGTCATAATTAGTTGGGATAATAACAGTAAGGAAATGATAGTAGATAATATCACACACGATTCCACTACTGGTAAAATCATAACAGAAATAACAAATAAAAAAGCACAATTCGAAACTACATCCAGCGATGGAGATGGTGTAGTTACTGTAGCCGAAGGATCGTCTACTCATTCTATTGAAAGTGTAAGTGTTCACTCTGTAAAGAAACCAGACCTTCGTTCGAGAATTCCGATGGGAGAAGGAGAAACTGGTGGAGTAGATGATTATTTCGAAAGAGGACAGTATGGTGGTGAAAGAACCCATACACTTAGTGAAGCCGAGATTCCATCACATAATCACGGTGATGTATCAGTTAATTATTCAGAACTAGACATCAATGACCACAATCATGTTATAGACCAACCCGCAATTAATCATTTCAATAGTGGGATAGATTATAGCCAATTTACAGTGACACAAGAGATGAACAACTTCCACTTTGTTGACAGCGACCCAGACAAACTCGGTGGCCCCGCATCCGGGAACAACCAAGATATAACTCATCATGCTCAAAGGGGCTCGGACCAATTTACATTCGGTGGTTCTCTTAACCTTTACATCCCACCAGAATCGTTTGTAGATACAGATTCCGCGGTGGAAAGTGGACATGCACTGAAAGCCAATGTACCAGACGACTTGGTTTCGGGGTTATCGACTTTTGGAAATGACCAACCACACAACAACCTTCAACCATATCTTGTAACACATTACATTATTAGAATTTCTTCCGAAGCAAGAGCATCACTCATTGATGGTATTGACTTAACAGTTTCTATGGAAGGGTTGAGCAATGTTAATGACGGTGACCCTGCAAATGACGAAATGGTTCGTTATAATTCTACAGATGCAGAATATGAAAAATTCTCACCTGTTATTCAGGGAATAGGTTCAAAAGATAATGAAGATGTTGTAATTCACACTTCACAAGGAACAGATGGTTCTACACAAGAAGCAATGAGGTTTAGTACAGATGGTAAAGTATATTTGGGTCTTTCACTCGGTTATACTGGAGGATTAACTCTTGATTTACAAGACACTTTAATGGTTCTAGGAACAGCAGGAAATGCTTCATATGCATTCTTCCAAGGTGGTGGTGTAGGACAGACAGGTTCAACAGGTTCTCACTTTGGACACTCTGGTGATATGACAGTAATATGGAACTCTGCTCCAACTGGTGGTGCGGGTAGTGGTGGAATTTCCTTCCTATGGGGAGGTGGTGGAGGTACTGACCTTCCAAAAGAAAAACATAGACTTACACAACAAGGTTTAGCAATAGGCGGTGGATTTGCTGTTGGTGCATCTCTAGATGTTTCTGGTACTATTAGAGCAAGTGGTGATATTTATACTCATCATGAAAATGGTGCAGGTGGTACATTCGGAATATATGCTAGTGAACTTGGAATAACAGGTAATGAGTACGGTGGATATAACTTCCCTGTCACTGGTGGTAACTCTGGTGATATACTTATGCTCAAGGACGAAAATGGAACAGGTATTACAACTGCAATATGGACAGCATTCCCATCTTCTACAAACTTCCTTACAGGTACTGATGCAACAGGTATTAGTTTTGATAAAAATGTTGGAGTTGCAACTGGTGGCACCAATGCGGCTTTCGGTGCAACATTAGAAGTTGGTGGTGGTGGTATATTCCGTGGAGCAGTTACTGCTGACTCTTTATATCTTGGTGCGGTTGAAGGAAGCAACATGCAAAACGCACTCATTGCAGGTTTGACTGCGGCAGCCGCTTGGGTTTCTTTGAAGTCATCAGCACTTGCTTCATATATTGCACTCGATGCCGCAAACACAAAAGATTCATACCTTTCATTAATGGAAGCGGGTTCTGAAAAATCAAGAATCGGTTGGATTGGTGGAAGTGACCAACTTCATTTATCCGCAGGTGGAAATACATTTGCAATAGTAAACACAACTGGTGAAATTGCATTTGGTAAATCTGGTGGTATCGACAGCAACTTTACTGTAAATGTCGGTACAACTACTGGTGGTGGAATTGGAGTTTCTGCGGGTCATTCTCTATTCTACAGTGGCACTGGTGGAGAAGCAAACAAAGAATCTCTCTTACAACTATACAAAGAAAATGCGAGTCACATTCAAATTGGTACTACAACAGATGTAGATGGTGGTGGCGGTTCAAACTTTGATGCTGTCGCAGGATTGTTTATGGGAATAACTTTAAATAATCATGCAGAGTTTAGACATACAGGTGCAGGTGGCGGAACTGTAGATTTCTTTGTAGGACACTCTGGTGGAAATACATCCGCAATGATTATTCACAGTAATGGTATAGTTCAAATCGGTGTCACTGCTGGTGGAGCAGAACTTCCTGTTTCGGGTGGTGGCGGACTCGCAGTCGTAGACTCTACAGGAAGCACAGGTAATAGTGGTGATGTTCTTCTTAACAAAAACAATACAGGCGTAGGAGTTTGGGGAAGACAAGGAATAGTCGGAGCGTGTCACTTTACACTAACCGTAGATGGTGATGCTGATGCATCATCGTTAGATAATGAATTTAAAAATGGAGGAATATCAGCAATTGCTCTTTCTTCTGGAACAATAACGATTACACATAATTGTGGTACTGCTAATTTTGTACCGATGATTACTGCAAACCCAGCCGCAGATGCAGATAACGATATGTATTTCGTTGCAGGACCTACTAAATCAACAACCACTCTAACATTTAAACCAAGAAGAGGTAGTTCAAATGACCCAGTTTCATACTTCTTTAGTGTAGTACTTGTAAGGTTATAAAGGATTAATTACAATGGCAAATAGTGCATTAACTCTCCACGGACCAATAGGAGTCCAAGACAATAGAAATGAACTCATCAATGGTGACTTCAATATATGGCAACGCGGTGTTACTGCTAGTGTTGGTGTTACTGGTAAGGCTTCAACAACTTGTCTTCAAAACTCTTTTGTTGCAGACAGATGGAGAGTTTATTCACAAGCAGTAAATGGTGTTACCGCTCCACCTCTCTCTATATTCCGTGGTTTAATGCCTTTGGGTTATCCTTCTGGAGCAGACCGAGCAAGCAAATGGTATTTGAATATTTATGTTGGAAACACAGTAGATGCTATGGGTAGTCATGTTGTGGACGGGGCAGCAACAGCGTTTGCCAGTTACGGAGGATTCACTGGTGCAGGTGCGACAACAAACGGTACATACCTTGCACTCGTTCAAGATATTGATGATGTACAAACATTAGAAGGTAAAACATGTATACTTTCCTTCTGGGCAAAAAGTGATATCTCAAACCAAAGAGTCGCACCTGTTCTCAAACAATGTTTTGCAGGGAGAACTGCCGGCGATACTCCATCATTAATAAAAGGAAGTACTGGAAATACAGGATTTACATTAGATAATACTTGGAGGCAATATAAGACATCATTCAATGTTCCAAGTGTAGAAGGACAACCAGCAGTTGGAACTTCTGGAGATGATGCATTGCAAGTACAACTAGTATTACATTCAAACGGTGTACACGGTGCTTCAATGGAATTGGGTGGACCATCCGAAGCGGCAGCCTTGGGAAACATTAGTTTTTCACAAATACAATTAGAACAGGGAAGCAGGTCTACAGAATTTGACAAGACGAATCCTATGACAGAAATAGCATTGTGTCAAAGGTATTATGAAAAGAGTTATAATTTGGATACTACACCGGGATCCACAGTTCCATATACCGAAGACCCTGGTGGATATGCAAGAGAAAATATTCAATTGTTTCATCCTTATGCCGACACGACTGCAAAATCTGCGAAAGTTGAGTTCAGAGTTTCAAAAAGAAAAGAAGAACCAACTATTGAAATATGGAGTTCGAGAGGTGTCATTGGAAAGGGTAGTAATGAAACCACCGACGCGGTGATTTACGCAACGGGAATTGGTCAACATGGATTCCATATGGCCTCTGTATATGCGACTGGTTGGCATTTCTTTCATTATACAAGCAATGCAGAATTAACGGTAGATACAAACTAATACGACTATATACTATAAGAGGAAACTTATAAATGGCAACAGAATATTTTAGTCCATCAGGAACATCAATTTCCGATAGTACAGTTGGTATCATAGACGACCCCAACTTTACTGTATATGTTAGTCTTACAGCAGGTAATGATACTACAGGAAAAGGAACGCTCGCAAAACCTTTTAAATCTCCGCATCGTGCAATGTTCTATCTTCAAAATCATTTCATTACAGAAAATGGTTTTGCAACTATTAAATGTGCGGCAGGAAGATATACTTTTAATAAACCAATAGAAGTACGACACCCGCAAGGTGCAAGAATTGGAATTCGTGGAGAAGAAACAAAAGATTATATCCTTGCAAAGTGTTCGAGGTGGAGAAGTTCACATTCAAATCTTGGTGCGGACGGTACAGCAACACCCGCAGATGGTGCGGCAACATCCACCCTGAATACTCTTCACGGAACATCTGCTTGTAGATTCTATGAAGCAGGAGTTCATTTGAATCCAATAGATTGGGAATCAGCCGCAGTCGGAAATAAAATAGACCCCAGTGACGCATCAGGAAAAAAAGGAATAGGTGTAGAAAATGGAGTATCGGGTGATTATGTTCTTGTACGAGATGTAACCTTTGCACATAAAGATAATTATGATACTGTTCACGAAGATTGGGGAGCAGATGGACAGGTTGCAGCCACTGGAGTTGCAAATACCGAATCGTCCAGTTTCAAAAATAAACAATCGACACGAAGAGTAGCACTTCTCGGAGCGCATATAATTAGTTCAAACATTGAGGAAGATACCGTCAACGGACTTGGTGGAGTAAATTATATTTGTAAATATTATAATTATCCTACTATGTTTGACTTTGCCTCATCCTCATATACTTCGAAGGTTTCCGAAGATATTGATGGCACCCGACCACTTTGGTTTGGTGGTTACGCTGCTGGTGATTATGCTGAAAGTGCTGAGTGGCTCGAATGGGATATTCCTTCAGCACACGGAGATGTCGATGGAGGTAGTATACACCCACCACATCACGGTCAAGGTGATTACTATAGTGGTCCATTCCCTCCAATAAACTGCATCCAATTAAATGACTTCTTACCAACAGGAACTTATCCAACAAGATTCGGAAATACCGCAGAAGGTTGGACTACCGACCCTACGGATGGTACAATTGTAGTACCGACAGAAGACTTTTATTCATTTGGTGAAACTACTCATGCGGATAAGCAATTAAAAATGCTTGATATGCGACCAAGTGAAAATTACCACATGAGTCTAAACAGATTAGAACTAACGCATGTTAGAACTATATTTGAATTTACAGATGCAGAGAAAGGTGGAATTGAAATAGATGGTGGAGATTTTGGATTTATTCAAGACCTCGTTCTAGAAGGAAAATGGCAACAATTTAATAAACACCATAATGGATTATCAGGAGGTATTGCAAATACATCTGGTGATTTTATAAATGAAGATGGAAAGAATAGGTCGTTACATTCTGGAATCCGTATAAGTAACAATGGTTCTCTATCTTACAATTTAGGAAAAACAGGTGGAAGTGCATCCGAAACAAGATATTCAAGATATAGAACAAGAAAACCATACGGTACGGATATCACAATAAGTAATGTCGGTATTAATGGATTCAACATGGGTGTAGAAGTTACAGAAAAATCTGAAGCGAATCTCAATGATATTGTTATAAGTAATTGTGAATATGGTATTAATATTAATGCAGGAAGCAGAGGTCTAGCAGACAGGAGTGTTGTTACTGGTGTTGAAAGAGTATGCAATAATGCCAATTATAATTCATCATTAGAATCCAGAAGGTCGATTGCAGGATTCGGTGGTTGTCCAGTAGTTAATTTAATGTTAAACAACAATTGGACAGAAGGAAATGATAATTGGATAGCAGGATATAGAGATTCAAGTTTTAAATCGGGTGATGTTGTTGCATTGGTTGATACCAACCAAGACGGACATGTCGGAGAAACAGTAGGAATTGTAAGGAACTGGACGCCAAATTCGGGTCAACCAGGCTATGCAAATTTGGTTCTTTATGACCATTTATGCAAATGGAGAATTCAATATGATACCGATATGGGTGATTTAGTATATGACTGCAACGCACAAGGATTAACATTAGGAATAGAATCCAAGGATAGTACCTCTACAATAGCAGCGGATACTCACCCCTCTGAAGGAAGTTTGGATTTCAACACATCAAGTAACAGTGCATTTGGAAATGGTTTCAATGCATCTTCTTCTAGTTCTATTCAGGCGGCCCAATCTCTTTCGGGAAATTTTGGTCATGCATGTTTTTCTTCTTATCGAAACTCTCATGTGCATGTTAGCAGATGTCTTGCTCATAATGCATTGATGGGATATCGGACTCAGTGGGGAGAAATCGAAGCAGTAGATAGTAAAGCAATGAATATGTCATCTAGTGGGTTCGACGCTTCATATGGTGGAATACTACAAGCAAGAAATTCCATTGCAGAAAATGTCACATATGGTTGGAATGTGAATTGGGATAGTTTGGGATATACTCCATTTGTTCATTGGATTGAAGGTCGTACTCGACACATCCAAAATGTATTTTCTGTTACAAACAATTCATCTCACTCTTTCTCATCACCTTGGATTACAGTCAACGCTAACGAGGGAGGGACGGATGGTTGGACCATCCACAATGAAGACCTTCATGATGGCACTAATTTAACAGAAAGCACCAGATTTATGAATATACTTCTCGAAAACCACAGCAACTCCCATGTAAGTGGGTTTTAATAAAGACAAGTATTAAGGAATACAAATGGCAAATAAAAATGTAATTTTAGATTCAAACGGAAAAGTAGTCAATATATTAGACGAAAGAATATCTACAGAAGATATATTGGTTGCTGGTCAATCTGTTGTCGTAGTTCCAGAATCCACTTTGGGTAATCCTCCAACATTCAATGAGAAAAGAACAGACCCAAGAATCGAACAAAAAATACACATGCAAACAGGTAGTATGGGAACAGGTTGTACTGGAGGACTAACTGCCGGTATTACTGGTTGTGGAAAATATGGTTGGAACGAAATAGTATATCAAAATGTAACAACAGTAGAAACAAGAAATAGAGGTAATTCAACAAAACCTGTCTATGACCGTGCAATAAAGAAATTTGGAACATCATCTGTCAAATTCAAGGGTCTTGACTCTGGAACAACTGGTGGTGTTCTTCTCCTACATGATATTCCTGGCTTAACACTTGCAGGACCAGGTGGACATATTGGTGGTGGTTCTGGTGCATCGGGTGCAGGAGTTAGTGGTGGATATAGTGGTGATGTTTTATTACAAATGTATTTTTACCTTACTGCTACACCATCTGCTGATAAAATTTTAGCAATGCACGGAAGTAGTGCCGCAGGTGGAACAGGAAATTCTTGGAAACTATATTATGACAATGGTAGCACTTCATTAAAATTTGATTTTAATAATATGGGAGATACTCCGACTGCTTGGGCACATTCTATAACTGTTACTGCTGGAGTTCCAGTGATAAACAAATGGCATCATGTTGCAATCATTTATAAGAGTAGATGGTATGGTAGTAATGTTTCTGAAGTCATTCCTTATTATGATAATACCAGAAATGAAACTGGAATTAGTTCAGGAGTGATAAATGAATTGCTTCGTACCGACCAACCACTTTCTATTGGTGCAGGTCAAAGTGGTGCATTGGCATTTAGTGGATTTATTGATGACTTCCATCTACAAATGGGACCATCGGGTGGTACGGTTTGTAGAGGATTCTCTGGAGCAACCTATGTTACTGCTGGAATTCAAGCAACTATGGATAACCAATCCACACTTGCACTGATGAGATTTAATGGACCAAGTGGTTGTGCATTATTCTCTGTTGATAATTATGAAAGATTAAAAGCAAATGTAACATATTGGGACGGAACGAATAAAGTATTAGGTGTCAGAGATATTATTTTGACTGGAAATGCTACTGGTGGATTTGATTATGAGAATGGATATGTTGAAGGATTTGATGGTGCTGGAGTTTATCAAGTATCCTGTACAGGTGGTACTCTTATGTCTGATACACAAAAGTTATCAACAAAGCAGGCACAGTTTAGACAATCCCGCAAAGAATATATGGGATTGGTTGGTCTAAGTGGAAGTAGTGCAAACAGTGGAGATTTCCCAAATCTTTTCGGACCTCACGGTAGTCTTGGTCACGGCGCACCTAGTTTCCACGGAACACATACAACTGGATTTTGTTTATCTCCAAATGACATTACGGTTCAAAGACTTTCCGAACATGTTTCTTATCTAGAAACATTAGGAGGAACTGCTGGTACTGGAGGAAACTTTATCCTTCAAGATTGTTTGGGAAATTGTGTAGGATTTTCTGGTGGTCATATTTATGCACTATATCAAGATGTTTGGACATTCAGAAATAATCTAACAGAAAATGTTCTTCTCGCAGAATGTGAAGTAGATTCAGCAGGTACTGCTGATGGTCAATCATATACACAGATTTCCGAAATACACCTAACTGCAAGTGGAATTGATGAAGGTAAAGTTTCAGGATTTGAAAGTGGAACTGGTGTACCGAGTGGTTCTAAATTTGACCCAGGTTCTGGAATAGCCCAAGAATCTGGCGGTGGTAAATAATAAAGTTAATATGGAGTTTATTTTATGGGTTCTTTTATGCACACACCAGACGGTGTAATTGTGATTAATAATGAGTACAGATTTTCTATTGATTTATTTAAAAAGTTAGAACCAGACTATAATCTTCCAGAAAATGTGATTTCTAGGAGATATGTTCAAGAAAAAACAAATAAATTAACCACAAAACACCTACAAATGAACAAACCTATTCCTTGGAAAGAAGGAGATAGATATATTAATAGATTATCTGAATTATTATATTTAGAGCAACATGAGAGAATCAAGGAAGAAGAAAGAAAAGAGTATATCAACAGAGTAAAAAATGAGGATAAATAGTTACTCTAGGAAACAAATATCTCCTAAATATATAAGAGGAAATAATAATTAGGAGAAATATATGGCACAACCTGCTTCAAGACAACAATTAAAAGACTATGCTCTCCGAAGATTGGGGTATCCAGTTATAGAAATTAATGTGGATGACTCTCAAATAGAAGACAGATTAGATGATTCATTGCAATTCTTTGCGGAATATCATTTTGATGGTGTAGAAAAGATGTTTTATAAGCATCAAGTAACAGCATCAGATAAAACCAATGAGTATATTAATATGGATAGTGTAGACTCTTCTATAATAAGCGTATCAAGAATATTCCAATTTTCTTCTGGGGGTTCTGTAAATATGTTTGATGTTAGATATCAAATGGCATTAAATGATTTTTATGGATTAAGAAGTGGACTAAGCAATCTTGCTTACTACGATTCAATTAAAAGACATCTTTCTTTGATTGAACAACAGTTAGACCCAGAAAAACAAATAAGATTTAGTAGAGTAACAAATAGACTATATGTCGATATGGATTGGAATGAAGACATTGATACTAATGATTATATAATGATAGAAGCATATACTGTATTAGACCCAGAAACATATACGGAAATTTATAAAGACCGTCTACTAAAGCAATATATTACAGCACAAATAAAAAGACAATGGGGTGCAAATCTATCTAAATTTGAAAACATTCAACTTCCTGGCGGTGTTTCATTTAATGGTACACAAATATTTGAGCAAGCGCAAGCAGAAATTGAAAAGATAGAAGAAGAAGTTCAATTAAGATATGAACTTCCACCACACTTTATGACAGGATAATTAGGACTAATAAATGGCAACTAATTCTTATTTTACCAGACAAACCTCAGAGAGAAATGTCGTAGAAGATTTAACAATTGAATCTATAAAGATTCATGGTTTGGATATGGTCTATATTCCTAGAACACTTGTAAATGAAGATACTCTTTTTGGAGAAGATACATTATCCAAGTTTACAGAGGGTAATCAACTTGAAATGTATTTAGAAAGTGTAGATGGTTTTGGTGGAGAAGGTGATTTTTATTCTAAATTTGGATTGGAAATAAAAGATACAGTATCATTAATAGTTTCAAAGAAAAGATTTGAAGAGGTAATGTCTTCGGTTACAACAAAACCAAGAGAAGGTGATTTAATTTATTTTCCACTTTCAAAAGGATTATTTGAAATAAAATTCGTAGAACACGAAAATCCATTTTATCAATTAGGAAAACTTTACACATATAAACTATCATGTGAACTCTTTACTTACAGTCAGGAACAAATCGATACTGGATTTAGTGATATTGATTCTGTCGAAGATAACAGAAAAGAATTTTCAGTTAAACTTACTTTGGGAACTCGTATAAGTTCTTCAACATATACAAACTTCTATGAAGGAGAAACTGTATATCAAGTAAGTGGACAAACTGCCGATTCTGCTGTTCTTGCAAGTGGTTCTACAAGTGCAGATGTAACAGCAAAGGTAGTAGATTGGGACTCAACAAACAGTCTACTTTATATCTCTGGAATATCAGGTTCTGTTAATGTTGGTGGAGCAAACGATTCTATTATTGGACAAGGCAGTTCCGCAGAATACTTACTATCCACAAGCACAACCACAACTATCATTGTTCCGACTGAAGGAACAGCAGATGTTGCAGGTGATAATGAATTAATTGAATTTGAGATAGATAGTGATGGTATTTTTGACTTTACAGACATCGACCCATTCTCGGAAGGTAATTACTCATAATGTTTGGTTCTCATTTTTATCATAGTTCTTTGCGGAAGTTAGTAATATCGTTTGGTTCGTTATTTAATGATATTCGTATTGCACGATATAATAGTAATGGAACAATAAAAGAATATATTCGCTTACCATTGTCGTATGGACCAAAAGAAAAATTTCTTGCTAGAATTAATCAACCAAGTTCACTTTCTGATGAAACAAAAGTTGAAATGACATTACCAAGATTGGGTTTTGAAATTACGGGAATTAATTTTGATTCTGGTAGAAAAAGAAACACGATGCAAAGAAAAGTTATGGGTGTTTCGGGGGATAACTGGCAGAGAAAATATAATTATTCAGAAGTTCCATATAATGTAGATTTCTCCGTTTATTGTCTGGTAAGAAACACAGATGACGGATTACAATTTATAGAACAAGTACTTCCATACTTTACTCCAGAGTTTAATATAACAATTAATATAAATGAATTAAACCAAAAACAAGATATTCCTATTGTTCTTAGTGGAGTAAATTCCGAAGAGGATTATGAAGGAGATTTTGATTCAAGAAGAAATATAACATGGACTTTAAACTTTACAGCAAAGACAAATATCTACGGAGAAGGAAGAACTTCTGGAAACATACTCAAAACAAAATCAGTATTTTTCAATTACGGTGGTTCTGGTGGTGTAGATTATATCTTTGGTCCTACTGGTTCAACATTCGAAGGTGGTACAGGTGCATTATCTAGAGTTGATATAACTGTAACTGGTCCTTCTGGTGCATCATCCGATAGAGTTACTGGATACTCAGCAGATTCAAATGTTTACATCTTTGGTAGTGGTGATGCAGGTGGAATATGCGGCGCACCATACATTGATATACTAGGAGCAACAATATAGTATGAGTGACAAAAAGAAAACAGTGAATGAAAAAATTGCTAATGAACTTGATATAGAACTTCAAGAAGAAACAAAAGAAATAGAAGTAAAGAAAACAAAAGATACACCTTTAGCAAAACCGATTGAAGACGCCGACAAGGACTATCGTTCTGTTCGTGGTAATCTATATTCTATAATCTCAAAAGGAAATGAAGCAATAGATGGAATTCTAGAAGTTGCACAAGAAGGAGATTCTCCTCGAGCATACGAAGTGGCAGCACAGATGATTAAAACTGTTGCAGAAGCAAATAAAGATTTGCTCGACCTTCATAAAAAGATGAAAGACATCAAGAAAGAAGATATCGTTACAAATAATAATAGCACAACCAATAATGCAATTTATGTTGGTTCAACAAAAGACTTACAAGAACTTGTAAATCAATCAAGAAGTGCTTCAAGAAGAATAGAGAGTGATGATATTATTGATGTAGAAATGGAAGAAAATGGTAACTGACAAATATCTTGGTAATCAAAATCTAAAGGCAGCAGGTGTATCTGTTCCATTCACAGAAGAACAGGTAAAGGAATATTTAAAGTGTTCCAAAGACCCTGTTCATTTTATTAAAACATATATTAAGATTGTTTCTCTTGATGAAGGACTTGTTCCTTTTGACCTATGGGATTTTCAAGAAGACATTGTAGATAAGGTTCACCGTAATAGATTTGTAATTGCCAAACTTCCTAGACAAACTGGTAAATCTACCACAATGATTTCTTATCTGTTGCACTATGTTTTGTTTAATCAAGATGTTAATGTAGCAATCCTTGCAAACAAACTAGCAACAGCAAGAGAATTACTTCATAGGTTGAAGTTAGCATATGAGTATCTCCCAAAGTGGATGCAACAAGGTATTGTAGAATGGAACAAAGGTTCTATTGAACTAGAGAATGGTTCGAAGATTCTTGCATCTGCAACTTCATCAAGTGCAGTTCGTGGTGGTTCTTTCAATATGATTTTCTTGGACGAGTTCGCATATGTTCCGCCAGGTGTTGCTGAAGAATTCTTCAGTTCAGTTTATCCTACTATCTCATCTGGTCAAACAACAAAAGTTCTTATTGTATCAACACCTAAAGGACTGAACATGTTCTATCGATTCTGGGTTGATGCACAGGAAGGAAGAAACGAATATGTACCAATTGAAGTTCACTGGAGTCAGGTGCCAGGCAGAGATGACAATTGGAAAAAGCAAACAATCGCAAACACTTCAGAAGAACAATTTCAAACAGAATTTGAATGTGACTTTATTGGGTCGAGTTCAACTTTAATATCCTCACATAAATTAAAATGTTTGGCATATAAAACTCCAATTATAAAAAACGATGAGGGGTTGTGTATATACGAAGAACCAAAAAAAGACAACACATATTGTATATGTGTAGATACTGCAAGAGGTCAGGGAAAAGATTATAGTGCTTTTGTAGTTATTGATATGACTACTACTCCATATAGATTGGTTGCCACATATAGAAATAATATGATTGCACCGATGATGTATCCAAACGCAATCAATGCAATAGGAAAACAATATAATAATGCACACATTTTAGTGGAAATTAATGATATTGGAGGACAGGTTGCAGATATTCTTCATGGTGATTTAGAATATGATAATATTTTAATGGCTTCTGTAAAAGGAAGAAAGGGACAGGTATTGGATGGAGGTTTTGGAAAGGGTGGTAGTCAATTAGGAATCAGAACAACCGTAGTAACTAAAAGAATAGGATGTGCTACCCTGAAAGGTTTAATAGAAGAAGACAAATTAATTATAGAAGATTTTAATACAGTAAACGAATTGACTTCTTTTGTTGCAAAACGACAATCCTTTGAAGCAGACGATGGACATAATGATGATTTAGTAATGGGATTAGTGATGTTTGCTTGGATGACAACTCAACCATATTTTACAGAAATGATGGATATGAATATCAGAGAAGATTTATATGGGGATAAAATTAAACAGATGGAAGAAGAATTGACGCCATTTGGATTCATTAATGATGGAAGTGACCAAGATGTTGAAATTGATTCCGAAGGAACTGTGTGGACAAAAGCAGATTGGTAAAATACAAGAAAGTATAAATACTCTTGAATACAACAGTATAAAATAATAATATAATGGCAGAATGCCTTATTTATGAAAGAAATTACAAAGGAGAAATACAATGGGATTTCAAGTTAGTCCAGGAGTAAATGTCACAGAAAGAGATTTGACAACAATTGTTCCCGCAGTTGCAACAACAAATGCAGGAATGGCAGGTGGTTTTCAGTGGGGACCAGTTGATGAGAGAGTTCTAGTTGATAGCGAAAACAATCTTCGTCAAGTATTTGGTGACCCAAACGATGCAACATATAACTGGTGGTTCACCGCCGCAAACTTCTTGGGTTACGGAAATAACCTACAGGTAGTTCGTTCAGTGGGTACAAAAGCAAAAAATGCAAACACATCGGGTGCAGACGGTATTATAAAGAACAGAAAGCAATTTGATGCCGCAACAGGTGCCCATGCTCTCCGAGCGGCAGAATTTGTTGCTAAGTATCCAGGCGCACCCGGCAATTCTCTTCGTGTAGTTGTTTTTGACGACAACGGTAGAACAGGTGGTGGTTCAGGACATAATCAATGTCTTGGTCTTTCAGCGGCCCTCGCTCTTGGTGAAACTTCAGTCTCTGGTGGGTTTAGTAGTGCTGCCGCAGTGGGGTCAGGAAATGGACATATTGACTTCTTTAAGGGAGACAGAATTATTTTCTCCAACGGAGATGTTCATACTGTCACAGAATCACTATCTGGGGTTTCAATGGGCGGAAATCCTTCCACTCCCGGCAATGAACTGAAATTCTCACCAGGTCTCTACTCTGCAAGAGCAATCGGAACAACATTCGAAGTCGAAAGTAGATATGCAAGGGTATTTAACACAACACCTGCAACAAGTGCCCAATGTGCGGCTGCGGGTGGTACAAACGATGAAATGAACATCGCAGTCATTGACGGTGATGGTACATGGACAGGAAACGCAGGAGAAGTTCTAGAAGTCTTCGAAGGTGTATCAAAAGCAACAGATGCAAGAGGTTTCGATGGAAGTCCAAACTACTATAAAGATGTAATCAATGATAGGTCTCGTTACATATGGGCCGCAGCCACAATTGGGGGTGTTGGTACTGGAGACATTACAGCAACATTCCCCGAAATTACTCGAAATATGGGTGGATTTTCTGGAGGTGCGCCAGGTAACTTCACTGCTCCCGTAGGAAATGCTGTGAGTTTACAGGGATTATCTGGTGGTGTTAGTGCAGACGACTATACACAGGGAGGAAATGACCTCGCCAATGCCGCTCTTGTAACTTCATTCTTAGAGTTTGAAGATGCTGAATCAGTAGATGTTTCTCTCATCTTGGGTGGAGCATCTGACGCAACCGTACAAAAAATAATCATTGATATGTGTGACAAGCGTAAGGATTGCATTGCATTCCTTTCACCCATTAAGTCTTCTGGCGACCCCGCAGGATTAGTTCAGAACCAAACAGCAGGTGTAGCCGCAACAACTGTTAGAGATTGGAGAAACAATACTCTAAACAAGAGCAGTTCATATGCAGTACTCGATAGTGGATTCAAGGTAATGCTTGACCGTTACAATGATGTTCTCCGATATGTACCACTTAACGGTGATATTGCAGGACTTTGTGCAAGAACAGAAACAGAACAAGAAGCGTGGTTCTCACCCGCAGGATTCAATAGGGGTCAAATTCGTGGAGTTGTTAAGTTAGCATTCGAACCACGAAAAGCACACCGTGATGAACTCTACAAATCAGAAGTCAATTCAGTAGTTTCCTTCCCCGGCGAAGGTACAGTATTGTTTGGAGATAAGACGATGCAAGCAAAACCAAGTGCATTCGATAGAATCAATGTAAGACGACTCTTTATTGTTCTTGAAAAAGCAATTGCAACTGCTTCAAAATATCTACTCTTTGAATTTAATGATGAGTTCACAAGGGCACAATTTAGAAATATGGTAATACCCTTCCTTCGTACAATTATGTCACGAAGAGGTATTTACGACTTCAAGGTTGTGTGTGACGAAACCAATAACACTGGTGAAGTAATAGATAGAAACGAATTTGTTGGAGATATTTACATTAAGCCAGCAAGGTCAATCAACTATATTCAGTTGAATTTCATTGCAACAAAAACAGGTGTAGATTTTAGTGAAGTTGGTGGATAAATTCAACAAATTAAGTATAAATAGAAGTAGAAGAATCAATCTACCAAAGGAGTTAAAAACAAATGGCAACTAATAACATCGCAAATTTCGCTGGACAGTTTCTCAAAGGTGGTGTTAGACCACACCTTTTTGAAGTGAATGGGAGTTTTCCAGGCACTGGTCAAGATGAAAAAATACCATTTTTGGTTAAAGCCGCACAACTTCCTGCTTCAACAGTTGGAGTAATTGAAGTTCCTTGGCGTGGAAGAAAGGTTAAAGTTCCAGGCGACAGAACATTCGCAGAATGGACAATCACAATTCTTGCAGACGGAGAATATAAACTACGAGATAAATTTGAAGCGTGGAGTTCATTAATCAACACACACGAAACAAATAACTCTGTAGAAGGCGCACCATTAGGTGCAGAAATCTATCAAGATTGGCAAGTATATGGATTGGATAGAAAAGGAAATCAAGTCAAAGGTTACAACTTTATCGGTTGCTGGCCAAGTGAAATCGCTGCAATTGATTTAAATCACGAAACAACAGATTCACTGTCAGAGTTTACAGTAACAATGCAATATTCATACTGGACTTCAAACACTGCATTCGGTGTAGGTGGGGGAAATTGGATTACAAATGCTATCTCTGGTATTGTAGACGCACTCACTTAACTTATTTTAAGGATTTTATATTATGGCAATTGATATTTTTGGATTTTCTATTAGCAGAAAAGGTAAAGCGGCACCATCACTGAAATCAGGAGAAGAAGAAAGAAAAGCAAAATCTTTCGCTCCCCCTGACTACGATGATGGTGCTATTACATTAGCAGGTGGCGGATATTTTGGTTCTTATATAGATTTTGAGGGAACACTCAAAACTGAAATTGACCTTATCCAAAAATACAGAGATATGTCATCTCATGCAGAGATTGAACAAGCAATCGAAGACATTTCAAACGATTCTGTTATTTACGATGATAAAAAGCAATCAGTAAGTATTGTTTTAGATGAAGTGGATTTGCCAGATTCTATTAAATCTAAGATGCAATTAGAATTTGATGAAGTTCTTCGTCTTCTTAATTTTAAAAATAAGGGATATCAAATGTTTCGAAGGTGGTACATTGATGGTAGATTATACTACCATATTATTTTAGATGAAAATTCTAAAAAAGGTATCATCGAAATGCGACCAGTAGATTCACTTAATATTAGAAAAGTAAGAAAAATACACAAAAAACCAAATGTTACTGGTTCTAACTCTGAAGTGGTAGACCGTGTAGAAGAATTTTATGTATATAACGAAAATGTGGCAAGTTATTCTGGAACTAATACACTCACACACTCGGTAGAAGGTATTAAAGTATCTTTAGATTCTGTTAGTTATACTCATAGTGGATTATATGATGCAGGAAGAAAAAGAATATTAGGTCACTTACATAAAGCAATTAAACCTCTCAATCAATTACGAATGATTGAAGATGCAGTAGTTATTTACCGCATCTCTAGGGCACCAGAACGAAGAGTTTTCTATGTTGATGTTGGTAATCTTCCAAAGAATAAAGCAGAACAATATCTTCGTGATATTATGAATCGTTATCGTAATAAGTTAGTATACGATAGTGATACTGGACAGATTCGTGACGATAAACGACACATGTCTATGATGGAAGACTTCTGGATGCCACGAAGAGAAGGTGGTAGGGGAACTGAAATCTCTACTCTTGACGGTGGTCAAAATCTTGGAGAAATGGAAGATGTCGAATACTTCAAGAAGAAACTATATCGTTCATTGGGTATTCCTGTTAGTAGACTAGAAGCAGAAAACGGTTTCAATATGGGACGGTCTGCGGAAATTACTAGAGATGAATTGAAATTCTTCAAGTTTATAGGAAGACTTCGAAATAAATTTTCAGAATTGTTTATGAATGCACTCCGAGTTCAATTAATAGTAAAAGGCATAATGACTAAGGATGATTGGAATAGAATCTATCAAGATGTGAATTTTAATTGGACAAAAGACTCATATTTTACAGAATTAAAAGAAAGTGAAGTTTTACGAGATAGACTAGAGGCGTTGCAAACAATGGATGAATATATAGGTAAGTACTACTCAGTAGAATACATAAGAAAGAACATACTTCGTCAAACAGATGAAGAAGTTAAGAATATTGACTCGCAAATCAAACAAGAAAAATCTTCTGGTATTATTGGAGATGAAGACGAAGAAGACCAATTTTAGGGAGAACACAAATGTCTAATGTTAAGAATTTATTAAAATCCGTAATAAATAAAGATGGCGCAAAATTTACAAGTCATCTTAATGATATGGTTGTAGACAGAATATCTAATAAACTAGAAAATCGAAAGAAAGAAATTTCTTCTTCTCTTATTAAACCAGAAAATAAAGAGGAAATAAAAGAATCCGTTGAACTGGATGAAGGAACATACACTTTCAAAAGTCCATCAGATGTAAAGAAATTCGTAAGTGCTGCCACTGAAGTAGGAGTTAAAAAGAATTTAATCAAAGTAAAAGGAAAGACTGTAGATGTTAAAGGAATAAAGGATAAAGAAATGCTCCAAATGTTGAGTCTTGTTGCAAAAGACATGAAAGGAACAGTTTCTGAATCACTTTCTGACATCTTAAATAGCGAAGATGGAGAACAAATTATTTTTGAAGATGGAAGTTCTATGTTTATTACTAAAAACGAAGCAAATTTGTTGGCAGAAATACACGATTCACTAAATAGTGATGAAAGAGAACAATTCATCAATAAGATTTCTGAATCTTCAGATATTGTTGAAACCCTATTAGGACACATAAACTAGGAGATAGAGATGGCTCAATTAACAGATTTACTTAATAATGTCAAAGAAGGAAACTATAAAGATGCAACAGAAACCATCTTTGATGCTTTGTATTTGAAGATTGAAGAATCTATCCAAGATAAAAAAGAAATGTCCGAAGGATGTGGTTGTAACAATGGTAATGAAAGTGTTCAACACGAATCCGATGATGATGGTGACGAATATCAAAAGTTTTTCAAATCAGCATTGAAAAAATTTGGAGTAACAGCACCAGATAAACTTGAAGGTGATAAGAAGAAAGAATTCTATAATTATGTGGATAAAAACTGGAAGTCCGACAAAGAAAAAGAAACGGGTGTTGATGAAGGCGCTGAATTAGATATTGCAAAAGAAAAAGAAAAAATGGCTGCAAGTCAAGAAAAGATTCGTGACCTCTCCGTTCAGATGAAGAAAGAAAAACAACGAAAAAGAGCAGAAGCATAATGTTAAAACTAATCACAGAACACGCAGAAGATATTAAATTTCTTGTAGAAGATAAAAAAAATGGAGTAAAAGAATACTACATTGAAGGTATTTTTATGCAATCTGAACAAAAAAATAGAAACGGTAGAATATATCCAAAATCCGTTCTTATGAAAGAAGCAAAAAGATATCAAAACGATTATGTAAAAGAAGGTAGAGCAATGGGTGAATTAGGTCACCCAGAAGGACCTACAGTAAATCTAGAAAGAGTATCTCATCTAGTTGAATCATTAAAAGCAGATGGAGATAATATTATAGGTAAAGCAAAGATTTTAGAAACTCCATATGGTAAAATTGTAAAAAATCTAATGGAGGGTGGAGTCAAATTAGGTGTTTCTTCTAGAGGTATGGGAACACTCAAACAAGTAAATGGCATAAATGAAGTTCAAAAAGACTTTATGCTTTCTGCAATCGATATTGTTGCAGACCCATCCGCACCTGATGCCTTTGTAAATGGCATTATGGAAGGTAAAGCGTGGATTTGGGATAATGGAATATTAAAAGAACAGGACTTAAATTCGTATTGTTCTATGATAAATAGAGCATCTAGGGAATCAAAACAAGAGTTGGAAGAAAAGAAGTTAGATGTGTTCAAAAACTTCCTCTCTAAAATTAGAAATGTATAAATAGTAGGATAATAGTTAATTTTTATCTTTAATAGATAGATACAAAGAAATTAAAAGGAGTTAGTCAAATGGGCTATAAAGATGCAATTCAAGTAGCAAGGGAAATTTTGGAACGGGACACAGCACCTATTTCAGAAAGTGCTGACGATACAACCGAAGAAGTAGCAGAAGAAATTCTAGAAGACCTCGAACTCGAAGAAGCAAAATCCAAAGCAACTAATGAAGATGATGATGCTGAAGATGATGACGATGACGATGACGAAGATGAAGTCAAAGAATCAAAATCTAAATCAACTAATGAAGACGAAGACGATGACGAAGATGATGATGATGACGAAGATGAAGTCGATGAAGGTAAACTACCCCCTTGGTTAAAGAAGAACGGTAAGAATGGTAAAAACGGCAAGAACGGGAAAGACGATGATGAAGAAATTGACGAATCAGAAACTATCCTAGATGTCGATGATAACCAAGATGCTGAAGGTAAAAAGGCAACTCCTACCCCTAAAGGTAAAAAGAAAGCAAAAGAACCAAAGATGAAACCATCTAAGACTGGTGATGCTACTAAAGAAACAATGAAGGGTACTAAAGAAGCAGTATCTGCATTGTTCTCTGGGGAAGACCTAAGTGAAGAATTCCGAACCAAAGCAACAACTATCTTTGAAGCCGCTGTTAACGAACAAGTTAAAGCAATTCAAGAAGACCTTAACACACAATACGAAACTGCTCTTACAGAAGAAGTTGAAAAACTTAATGAAGAGTTAACAACTAAATTAGATGATTATCTAAACTATGTTGTAGAGGAATGGATGAAAGAAAACGAACTAGCAGTAGATAGTGGTATTCGTTCAGAAGTTTCTGAAAGTTTCATTAATGGTCTTAAAGATTTGTTCGAACAACACTATGTTGAAATTCCAGACGAAAAGTATGATATTGTTGAGTCATCCTTAACTAAGATTACTGATATGGAAACTCAACTTAATGAGCAAATCGAAAAGAATATCGAATTAAAGAAAGAACTTCTAGAAAATGTTTGTTCTAAAGCATTCACAGAAGTATGTGTGGGTCTAGTAGACACAGAAGTTGAAAAACTTCGTTCACTAGCAGAAGGTATCGAATATGATACAGAAGAAACATATAAAGAAAAATTAAATCTTCTTAAAGAATCATATTTCAACAAAACTAATCCTGAATCATCAAACTTTGAAGAAACTGTACTTACAGAAGAAACAGAAAAAGAAAGTAAAGGTGAAGTAAAAGGACAAATGGCAGATTATATGAGAGCAATCTCAAAACATTCGTCATACAACAAACTCTCTTGAATGTCAAGAAAGTATAAATAAGTCGCAAACAGTTTTTAATTAAACTATAACAAGTAGTAAAGTTAGAATTTAACAAACAGAGGAGAAATGCAATGGACCCTACTTTAGTCGCTGCAGAACAACTTCAAGAAAAGTGGTCGCCAATCATTGAGCATAACGATATGCCAAAGATTGAAGATACTTATAAGAAGAGAGTTACTGCAATTTTATTGGAAAATCAAGAAGTAGCAATTAACGAAGTCAGCAACGCAGTTGGTGGTGGACTTGGACTCGCTACAAATAACTCAAACTCAAACATGCAGGGATACGACCCAATTCTTATCTCACTTGTTAGACGAGCAATGCCTAACCTAATCGCATACGATGTATGTGGTGTTCAACCAATGACAGGTCCTACAGGACTTATCTTTGCAATGAAGGCTAAGTATGATGGTCAACCATATGACGAAGCACTATACAACGAAGCACGAACATCATTCGGTGGTGCTTCAGCAGGTAATCACGGTGGTTGGGCAGCAACAGGTACAGGTAATAACCGAGGCGGTGGTGACCCACTATTCTCCGAAGGTATTACATTAGGTGCAGTTGGTACAGGTGGTGGTACAGTTGGTGCTGATTACGGTGTAAACCCAGCAATGTCAACATCAGCCGCTGAAAACTTGAACGCATCAAGTTTCCAACAAATGGCATTCAGCATCGAAAGAACAGCAGTCGCTGCTAAAACCCGTGCGTTGAAAGCAGAATATACAACTGAACTCGCACAGGACTTGAAAGCAGTCCACGGTTTGGATGCAGAAACAGAACTTGCTAACATTCTTAGCAACGAAATTCTTGCTGAAATTAACCGAGAAGTAGTTCGTACAATCTACATCAATGCTAAGTTGGGTTGCCAACAGCAAGACCTATACTACGCAGGTCGTGGTGCTAACGATGGTTTCTCTGCCGCACCCGCTGCAGGTTCAACATCCGCAACCGCACTTGGTGGTATTTATGACCTAGACCAAGATTCAGATGGTCGATGGAGTGCTGAACGATTCCGTGGTCTTCAATTCCAAATCGAACGAGAATGCAATACTATTGCAAAAGAAACTCGTAGAGGAAAAGGTAACTTTATCCTTTGTTCCGCAGATGTTGCTTCCGCTCTTGCAATGAGTGGTTGGATGCAACTTTCTGGTGGTGACCAAGCAGTCGCAAATGTAGATGACACAGGTAACACTTTTGTCGGTACAGTTGGTGGTGGTAAGATTAAAGTTTATGTTGACCCATATTCAGGAACTGGTATTTCCACACTTGCAAAAGACTTTGTATGTGTAGGATATCGTGGAACTAGCCCGTATGATGCTGGTATGTTCTACTGTCCATATGTTCCACTACAAATGGTTCGTGCCGTTGGGGAAAACACTTTCCAACCAAAAATCGGGTTTAAAACTCGTTACGGAATGGTAAACAACCCATTCGTAAATGACTCTGACCCACACACTCAGGGTGCAATCCGAAACAACCAATACTACCGTATCTTTAGAGTAGATAACCTTCACGGTTTGAACTCCTAATACAGTAGTTGTTAAGGAATAAGATAAGGGAGTCCTTTTGGGGACTCCCTTTTTCTTTTATACATACTATAGGAGAATTATTATATGGCAAAGGCAAAAAAGATTACACAAGCAGATTATTTTGGAATTGTTGAAAGAGCAACTCACTTTGGTGGTGTTCCTTTGGATATCAATGATAGAAATATATCCAATCCAAATCCATTGTTAACTACAGGATTTAGATTTCTTCTTACCAGAACTCCTAATATAACTTATTTTTGTCAAGCGGCAAACATTCCAGATGTTAATCTTGGAGAAATGGAACAACCAACGGTATTTATTCCAATCAAACATCCTGGCAATTCATTTACATACGGCGATTTAGAAATAAGTTTTATTGTAGATGAAGATATGGAAAACTGGAGAGAGATTTTCAATTGGATGAGAAGTCTTAAAAATGTAGAAGACTATGATGAGTTTGAAACAGAACCAACAACCCATTTTTCAGATGCTAGATTGATTATATTAAATAGCGCAATGAAGCCAAATTTAGAAATAGAATTTAAAGATATTTTTCCAAAATCACTTTCTGGTATAAACTTCACAAGTACTACAGATGATTCAGAACCAGTTATAGGCAGTGCCACTTTTGCATTTACTTCATACGATATTAAAAAATTATGATTGATTTTTAATTTTTTTGTGTTATACTTTGTATACACATTGGAGTAATATTATGAAATTAGAAGAAATACGAAAGATGGCAAAAGAAGACTGTTCTATTGATTACACAGCATTAGATTTGGAATCTTTAAAGTTGCCACAACTACACAACAAATATCTTAACATCTATCACGATGAAAAGTTATTACTTTCCAAACTTACTAGTGAACTTAAAAAGTCTATACGAATTAAGTGGGAGTATTATACTGGTAAATTAGATGAAGATACACTTAATGAATTGGGTCTTGAGGCATTCCCTTTAAAAATATTAAAGACGGATATAGACAAGTATTTAGAATCTGATGATGAGATTATTACAATATCCCATAAGGTAGATTATCAAAAAGAAAAAATAGAATACTTAGAATCTATAATTAAAGAATTAAATACAAGACACTGGAAGATTCGTAATGCAATAGAGTGGAGAAAATTTGTAAGTGGCGTATAATCCAAACACAGACATAATGAATGAAGTATATCTAAAACAGGCATATATTCATGCAACACACAGCATAGACCCTTCTACACAAAATGGTGCAATCCTTATACATCAAAGTAAGGGTATACTGCTAGGAGAATGTAATGGATTACCAAGAGGTGTACACGATAAACCAGAAAGGTGGGAAAGACCAAATAAGTATTGTTTTGTAGAACACGCAGAAAGAAATGTGATATACAAAGCAGTAGAACGAGGAATGCCAACACAAGGATTGTGGATGTGTTGTCCTTGGTATTCTTGTTGTGATTGTGCAAGAGCAATCATACAATCGGGAATTACAAAGGTAATAGGACACAAGAATCTATTAGATATTATGCCAGATAGATGGAAAGATTCTTGTGAAAACGGAATTCAGATGTTAAAAGAATCTGGAATTGTCTGTGCATATTGGGAAGGTTCTATATTCGATGGAGCAGTATCCATAAATTTTGACGGAAAACCCTTTTTTCCATAATACATAGTGTAATGATATGAGTGATTTAATCATAGAAAAAGTAGATACGGTAAACATAAAGGTTAGATGTGAAAGGGGAATCGCAAAAGAGTTATCTGATTTCTTTACCTTTAAAGTTCCTGGCTATAAGTTTATGCCACAATATAAAAATAAAATGTGGGACGGTACTATTAAATTATATAATGTATACGGACAAACCATATATGCAGGACTTCTAAATTACATTTATAAGTTTGCAGAAGATAGAAGTTATAATATACAAATTATAAAACCAGAAGAGTTTCAAAATCAAAATTCTATTACAACTGAAGAAACTAGAAAATATGTTGATATCGAATTGCAACCAATCGCATCCGATGAAATGATTGTTTCTCACGACCATCAAGTTAATGCCATTACACACGCAATAAACAATGACAGATGTTTGCTTCTTTCTCCTACCGCATCAGGAAAAAGTTTAATAATATATTCCCTTATCAGATACTATATGAAGAAAATCCCAAAGGATAAAAAGATATTAATTATAGTTCCTACCACTTCGTTGGTATCTCAAATGTATTCAGATTTTGCAGAATATTCTCAAATAGACCACACCTTTGATGTAGAAAAGGATACACATATTGTCTTTGCGGGAAGGGATAAAACCTGTAAGTCTTGTAAGGTAGTTATTTCAACTTGGCAAAGCATATACAAACTACCAAAGGAATATTTTGACCAATATGGTGCGGTTTTTGGAGATGAATGTCATTTATTTAAATCCAAGTCCCTCACAACCCTAATGACGAAATTAACCGATTGTCCGTACCGTGTGGGGACTACAGGGACTCTAGACGGAACACAAACACATAAGTTGGTAATCGAAGGTTTATTCGGACCTGTATATGATGTAGTAACAACAAAAGAATTAATGGACAAAGAATTGCTTTCTCAATTAGAAATAGATACTATAGTTCTTAAATATGAAGATGAAGAAAAGAAAGAGGTCAAACGAGCAAAATATCAAGATGAGATGAAATGGTTAATAACCAATAAAAAAAGAAATAATTTTATAACAGATATGGCTTCTAATTTAAAGGGTAATACACTTATATTGTTCCAGTTTGTAGACGAACACGGAAAAGTCCTATATAGTATGTTAAAAGATAAAGTTCACTCGAACAGAAAAGTATTTTTTGTGTATGGAGGAACAAATGTTGAGGTTAGAGAAGAAATTAGACATATTGTTGAAAAGAATGATGATGCCATTATCGTTGCATCATATGGTACTTTTAGTACAGGAATTTCTATCAGAAAACTTAACAATATCATATTTGCATCCCCCTCAAAATCTAGAATTAGGGTACTGCAAAGTATCGGTAGACAATTACGGAAATCAAAAAACAAAGGAATTGCCAAATTATATGATATAGGTGACGATTTGTCTTGGAAGTCTTATAAAAATCACACCTTGAGGCATTTTTCTGAAAGAATAAAAATATACAAGTCTGAAAAATTTAATTATAATCCAGTGGTAGTAAGATTATAAATGGAGAGAAAATGAAATCCCAAAAAGTCCCAAGTTCATATAGAATACTTCGTTTGAGAAGTGGTCAAGATGTAATTACCAGAATAAAAGGTAAAAGAGGAAAAGACCTTATAATAGAAAGACCGATGCAAATGCAGGTTAAGTCCCTATTTGAAGGCGATAAACAAAAGGACATTTTGATGTTTAGAAATTGGTTACAGTTTTCAAAAGACCAAATCACAACCATTCCTCGTGATTGGATTGCTATGTTTTTAACACCAGAAATTGAGTTGGTAGATTTATATAATATTGAAAAAACCAAAGAAGATAGATTAAAAGAACAGTTAGACAGAATGGAAAAAACCGAAGACCCAATAGAAAAATTAAAAATAATGCAAGAAATACTACAGTCAAGAGAATCAAAATCAAATGGTTTTGTGCCAAAAGAAGAAAAAGTAGATTACAGTCAACTTATAGAACCAAATTCTATAGTAGTCAATCTTGCGATTCCACCAGAAATATTTTTTCAAATGATTTCAGAAGGTTTACTTGAAAACTTTGATTTAGAGAGTATAATGGGAGGAGAACTTAAAGAAGATTGGGAGCCGTTTAGAGATGATAATGACCCAGAATATGGAAAAGATTGGAAAGATTGGAGTCCACATCCAGAAGATTATTTAGAATAGGAAAGAATATGAAAAGATATGAGTGAAAAGAATAAAAAAGATGTAAATCATTATGTAGATAATAAAGAATTTTTTGTTGCAATGTCAGAATGGAAAAAACTTGTGAATGAAGCGGAAGGGTCTGAAGAACCTAGACCACCTGTTGGAGAATATATCGGAGATTGTTTTCTAAAAATTGCACAACATTTATCTTTTAGACCAAACTTTATAAATTATCCCTTTAAAGAAGAAATGATAGGTGATGGAATTGAAAACTGTTTAATGTATGCACACAATTTTGACCCAGAAAAATCTACTAATCCGTTTTCGTATTTTACTCAAATTATATACTATGCATTCCTAAGAAGAATACAAAAAGAGAAGAAGCAGAATTTTATTAAATATAAAATGATGGAATTGACAGATATAGATGGCACTCATAAAAAGTGGTATAAGGAAAATTATTTTGCAGACAGTGAAAAAGAAGTGAAAGACCCATATGCAAAAATATTAAACTTAACAGAAACAGATATAGAAAATTTTACCCCCAAGAAAAAGAAAAAGAAAGAAACAAAAAAGAAGAAGAAAAAGAAAGAAAGCAAATTAGAAAAATTTATGGATGATGAATAATGCGAATTGCAATTCTAAATGATACGCACTTTGGTGCAAGAGGTGACTCACAACTATTTTTTGATTACTTTATGAAGTTTTTTGATAATGTATTTTTTCCATATATCAAAGAACACAACATAAAAACAGTAATTCATGCAGGTGATTTAATGGACAGACGAAAGTTTGTCAACTTTAATATCCTTAATCAAGTCAGAACAAAGTTTATGGATAGGTTGAAGGATGAAGATATTAAATTACATTGTATACTTGGAAACCACGATGTCTACTATCGAAATACAAATGTAATTAATTCAATTCGAGAATTGTTTGGAAACGATTTAATTTTATATGAAGAACCTACCGTAGTAAATTTTGATGGATTAGATATTGCATTACTTCCTTGGGTAAATAAAGAAAATTATGATACATCTGTAGATTTTATTAAAACAGCATCTGCTCCAGTTCTCATAGGACATCTTGAACTACAAGGATATGATGTGATGAGAGGTGTTAAATATGACGGTGGAATGGATGCAAAGTTATTTGACAGATATGAACAGGTATATACAGGACATTTCCATTGTCGCCAAGAACACGGTAACATATATTATATGGGAACACAATATCAAATTACATTTGCAGACTTAAAAGAAACAAAAGGATTTCATATATTCGATACAGATTTAAGAGAAATAGAATTTATTAAAAATCCATATAAGATGTTTCACTCTGTAACATATAATGACGAAGATGGACCTATAGACATAGAGAAATATGACTGCAATCATCTTAAAGATTCTTATATTAAATTATATGTTGAAAATAAAAAACATCCCTATTCTTTTGAAAGATTTATGGATAGACTTTATGACTGTGGAGTTGCCAAAATTACTATTGTGGAGGAAATTATAGATTCCGAATGGACTAAAGAAGAAATAGTTGACTTAGCACAAGATACTGTTACACTAATTAATAATGAAATAGATTTGATTGATGAAGTAAAAGATAAGGCGAAAATGAAAGAGATTATTAAAGATTTGTATATGGAGAGTTTATCATTATAAAGAATAAAATATATAATATGGACTGTGTGAAATTTATGAAGGATTGTGATGATAAGGTCAATTTAATTCTTACTAGTCCACCATATAATATGACAAAAAGACCTGGCGGTGATGCTGATTCTGGAAGATATGATGAGTATGATGATTGGAAAGAACCAGAAGAGTACTTAGAGTGGACTACCGATATATTTAATCAGTTTGACAGCGTTCTTATAGAGAACGGAGTGGTTCTTTATAATTTTTCCTATTCTATAGAGAACCCATCATTTCCTTATGAATTAGTTGCACACTTAGTAAAAAATACAAACTTCTGTATTGCAGATACTATTATATGGAAAAAGAAATCTTCCATTCCATATCCTGCAAGTCCAAATAGATTACAAAGAATCTGTGAATTCGTTTTTGTCTTTGTTCGTAAGGACGAAATTAATTCTTTCACAACAAATAAACAAATAAGTAAAATAAGCAAAACTGGTCAGAAGTACTATTCGCCGGTTATGAATTTTATTGATGCGAAAAACAATGACGGTGCTACAAAAGATATAAATCAAGCAACATATTCTACAGAATTTGTAAAGAAACTTTTAAGTACCTATGCAAAACAAGAAGAATCTTTCTTGGTATTTGACCCATTTATGGGAACAGGTACAACTGCAAATGGATGTATAGAATATGGGTGTTCTTATGTTGGAACAGAGATAAGTGAAAGGCAATGTGAATATGCAAACGAACGGATTCGTAATATATTCACAGTATCAGAATGATTATATTTCAAACATTGAGTTGGAAGAATTTTCTTTCAACTGGCAATTATAAAACAACTGTAGATTTAACCAGACATCACAATACACTTATTTCTGGTGAGAATGGTGCAGGGAAGTCAACTATGCTTGATGCATTAACATATGCATTATTTGGTAAATCTTTTCGTGGTATTAAAATACCACAATTAATAAATTCAATAAACGAAAGAGAATGTGAAGTAGAAATTACATTTACTATTGGTAATGATGAGTATCGTATATTTCGCAGTTTGAAACCCAAGAAATTTGAAATATTCAAGAACGGTGAAATGCTTGACCAAGATGCAAAGTCAAGAGATTATCAGAAAATTTTAGAAGAACAAATTATCAAGATGACATATAAATCATTTTGTCAAGTAGTTATTCTTGGTTCATCAAATTATGTTCCCTTTATGCAATTAAGTGCTTCAGATAGAAGATTGGTAGTTGAAAATTTACTAGACATTGATGTGTTTTCGGTTATGAATACGCTTGTTCGTGCAAGATTACAAACAGCAAAAGAATATATTAAAGACATTGATACTAAAATAGAAATAGCAAAAAGTAAAGTAGACGAAAAACAAAAATTAATTAATGCACTTAAAAAGAAATCTGATGATTCCATAGAAGATTATAAAAGTGAAGTAGCAATAAACAATAAGCAAATTTCGAAACTACAAAAAGAAATTAAAGACGAACAAGATAAAATTGAATCTCTTTTAGAAGAGGTAAAAGACAAAGATGATGTCCCAAGAAGACTTCTGAAGATGGAAAGTTTGGAAAAACAACTAAATAATAAAATTAAATCTATAGAAAAGAATATTAAGTTCTATGAAGAAAATGATACTTGTCCATCTTGCAAACAAGACATCGAAGAACATCACAAGAAATCTATGTTTAATGATAAAGCAAACGAACGAAAAGAAGTAGAAGATGGGATTTCAGATTTGACACAAAATATTATGAACACCAGTGAAAGAATGACAGAAATAAATTCTATTTTATTTGATATAGAGAAAATCGAAATAGAAATTAACAAAAACCAAACAAAAATTAATTCTTCACTACAGTATATTAATACTATGCAAAACAGAATAGAAGAAGTATTGAATGAAGGAACAGAAACACAAGAAACAAAAGATGAATTAAATCAATTAATTGGTGAAGGAAAACAACATGTCGAAAGAAGAAAAGAACTTATCGAGGATAAACACTATTATAGTATTGCTTCTACTCTTCTAAAAGATACAGGAATCAAAGCAAAGATTATCAAACACTACTTGCCAATTATGAACAAGTTAATCAACAAGTATCTTGCAGATATGGATTTCTTTTGTCAATTTAATCTCGATGAAAACTTTAACGAAACAATCAAGAGTCGCCATCGTGATGAGTTTACATACCACAGTTTTAGTGAAGGTGAACGGTTGCGTATAGACCTGTCGTTGCTTCTTGCGTGGCGTGAAATTGCACGATTGAAGAATAGTGTAAACTGCAACTTGCTGATTCTTGACGAAGTGTTTGATTCAAGTCTTGATGCGGTTGGTACAGAAGAATTCTTAAAACTCTTGACATCCTTCGGAAGTCGTGCGAATATATTTGTAATTTCCCATAAATCTGATACAATGACTGATAAGTTCCAGAATCATATCGTGTTTGAGAAGAAGAACAACTTTAGTAGGATAAAATGATGACAGAAACAAAACATTACTATGAACGAAATAATGATGTAATAAACTCCCACATCAATTGTGTATATGACAATTTGGTGGCGATGACACCAGACGAATTTAGAGAATGGGTGATAGAGTTTAGAAAGGTTGTAAAAGCATCTTGGGATAAGAACGGATGTCCACCAAGAACAGGTAAAACAGAAGAGGCACTTATTGAACAATTTAATAAAATTGCAGAGTTTCCAATTCATGAATTTGCCTTTACAGATGAATTGTCTGATGTAGAAGACGATGTTATTATTAATAAATCAAGGATTGGAGGGGAAGCAGACCAGTGGTTTAGTAATATGATGCAGACACGAATTAATTATACACAGAAAGATAATGGGTATTCAATCTACGATTTGTTTGCAGATGATAGACATCTTGAGAAAATGGTAAAAGGTGGATTGCGACACTTCCGCAGAGATAGTTTATATGAACACGCAAAGAGTGCATTTGTTCATCAACCCAAATATGCGATTATAGACACAGCAAATGCCAATGATTGGATACATGCATTTTTTACTTCACCACAGATTTTTAAAGGATATGATTTTATTCTTGAGGAAGTAAAATTCAGAGAAAATAAAGGATTAAATAGTGGATATCATCAAGTGGAACAAGATGGTATTATAAATCTCAAACAAGATGAAGTAAAGAAATATAAAGAAAAGGGATGGTTACAATACAGACACTATTCTACATTTGACATTGAAAATATGTCTGATGATATGCGATATAATATTCGTGTATATAAGAAGGGAAAGAAAATGTTTCCAAAGGCGTTTTCTGCATACCGTATAGGATTTATTCAACCTGCGGTAAACTTCCCTCCAATGACTGCAAAATATATTTATGAAAGGTTTACAAATGATATCAAAGACCAAGAAGTTATTAACATCTATGACCCATCGGCTGGTTGGGGTGGTCGTATCCTCGGTGCTATGGGTGTACGCGATGACCGTAGGATTCGTTATATTGGCACTGACCCTAATCCTGATAATTTTATGGGGGACGGTTCTTACAGCAAGTATTCTTCTCTCGCAGATTTCTACAATACCAAAACTTATAGAGGAAATCCATTCTTTTCAGAAACTAACACTTACGAAATATTTCAAGAGGGTTCAGAAGTAATTCAAAACAATCCTGACTTTCAGAAATATAAAGGAAAATTGGATTTTATATTCACATCTCCGCCATATTTTAATAGAGAAGCATATAGTGAAGATGAAAACCAATCATATAAGAAATATGGCTCTTCATATGAATCTTGGAGAGATGGATTCTTAAAACCAACACTAGAAACTTGTGCAGAATATTTAAAGTCTGGTAGACATATGGCTTGGAATATCGCAGACTTATTGGTAAGTGGAAATTACCTTCCACTAGAACAGGACAGCAAAGACATTCTTGAGTCTTGTGGTTTGGAATATAAGTATACATTAAAGATGGCTTTAGAAGGAATGCCTGGTCAAAATAGATTAGACGAAGATGGAAAGCCTACCTGTAAAAACTATTGCAGAGTGGATGGTAAGTATATGAAATATGAACCAGTATTTGTTTTTTGGAAACCTTAACTTGACAGTAAAAATATATGGTGTATAATGTAGTAATGAAAAATATAATGAACAACTCATCGTATAAAGATTATATCACAAATGGTCTTGAATCTTTATCTAAAAACTTTACAGTCAAAACCTATAAACTGGCAAATCAAGAAGAATGGCATGCATTCGAAAGAAATAAAGATATTAGAGTGCAAATTTGTTGGAAGGGTGAGTGCATCTGGGAGTGGATATTGGAAAAGAATTTTTGGTTTCAAAGAAATACCAATAAAGAAGATAGGGTATATATGAGAAAACATGCAGATTTAAAATTAAATGCGTGTAAAAATGCCATAACAACGAAGAAAACCCAAAAGTATATACCAAAAGGTAAAATGTTTTTGAAAGAAAAAAGTAAAGCAGGAAGTACTCAAATATTATTTGAAGAAATGAAGAAACAAAAATGATATTATTAGACATGAATCAAATCATACTTCATAACTTATTTGCAAGAATGAAAAATGTAGATGAGGTAGAAGAAGATTTAATACGACATATGGTTATAAATTCGTTAAGGATTTACAGGAATAAATTTCATAAAGAATATGGAGAGTTGGTCTTATCCTATGATGGGGGGAATTATTGGAGAAAGGATATTTTTGAATACTACAAAGGACAAAGAAAAATCAAACAAAAAGAAGACTCCTTTGATTGGAATAGAATTTTTGGATTGATAGGTAAAATTAGAGAAGAAGTTGAAGAAACATTTCCATATAAAACAATATACTTAAAGCACATCGAGGCTGATGATATTATTGCAATATTAACAAAACACTTTCACGAAAATGAAAAGATAATGATTGTATCTTCTGATAAAGATTTTCAACAATTGCAAAGATATGAAAATGTATCTCAATATAGTTTAAAAAATAAAGGACTATTGGTGTGTAAAAATCCAGAAGAATATTTAATCAAACACATAATAAAGGGGGATGCATCGGACGGAATACCAAACATTCTATCAGATAGTGATGTGTTTATGGATAAAGATAAAAGGCAAAAACCTTGTGGAGAGAAGAAAATTATTAATATTATGGAAAATTTAAACGAATTTACTTCTTTGGAAAACTGGGAAAGAAATCAGATGTTGGTAGATTTTAATAAGATACCAGATTGGGTGGAGGATAAAATATTAAATGAATGGGAAAAACCGATAGAAGGAAATAGAAGTCAATTATTTAATTATTTTATTATTAACAAATTGAAGATTTTAATGGAGAATATACAGGAGTTTTAATGTATAATGTCATCTAGAAAACGAAATAAAAAGAATAACAAATATAATCCCATCGAGGATATACAAGATATTCGTGGTAAGGGTACTAAAAGGAATAAGAAAAAAGCGCGTAGACATAACGACAAAAATTACCTGAAAAGATTTACTGATAACGAAGACTATGATGAAGATGATTTGGATAATTATATGGAATATAGTCAATAAATATAATGGAGAATTTTAAATAATGGAAATACTAACTGCTATGAAACTATCGAAGAAAACAATAGAAATTCTAAAGAATTTCTCAACAATCAATTCTAACATTTTAGTAGAGCCTGGAAATACAATAAAAACAATATCTCCAGTAAAAAATGTTATGGCACAAGCAACCGTGTCTGAAACTTTTGATTGTCAATTTGGTATTTGGGATTTGAATAAATTGCTTGGAACTATTTCCTTGTTTGATGACCCAGAATTTTATTTTGAGGACAATTATGTTACTATAGTTGGTTCAAACGGAACAAAAGTAACATATTATTATTCAGAACCTAAACTTCTTACAACAATTAATAAAACTATTACTATGCCAGAAACTGTAGTTTCTTTTGAATTGAACAATGACGATTTTACAGAATTACAAAAGGCATCCTCAGTTCTTCAACTTCCAGATTTATGTTTGCGTTCATCTGGAAGCATCATTGAATTAGTATCAATGGATAAAAAAGATTCTACTTCAAATAACTATTCTGTTGAAGTTGGGACTAATAGTAATAATGAAGATTTCGAATTTTATTTTAAGGTAGAAAATTTAAAACTTATGCCTGGTGATTATAATGTCGAAGTTACAGAAAAGGTTGTAAGTAAATTTACCAATAAAAGTACAGATTTATCTTATTGGATTGCGTTGGAGTCCGATTCAAGATATGAAAAATAATTTACTGGTAACTGGAGGAAGTGGATTAGTTGGTTCAACAATTGACTCTTCTTTTAAACCATCAAGACAATATATGGACTTAATGCACATTGATAATATTGTGAGATATATCACATTGAATAAAATCGATTATATTGTCCATTGTGCAGGAAAAGTTGGTGGACTAAAAGCAAACAGCGATAAATTGGGTGAATTCTTTTATCACAATATTATCATAAATACAAATCTTCTAGAAGCGGCTAGACTATGTAAAATTAAAAAGGTAGTATCGTTTATGTCTACTTGTGTGTTTCCAGACAAAGTAGATTATCCCTTAAAAGAAGAATATATGCACAACGGAGAGCCCCACCATACTAATTACGCATATGCATATGCAAAAAGAATGGTAGATGTTCAAAGTAGAGCATACCGTGACCAATACGGATGTAATTTTGTTACACTAATACCCTGTAACATATATGGTCCAAATGACAATTATGATTTAAATGATAGTCATGTAATACCTGCACTAATACACAAATGTTATTTAGCAAAAAGAGATAATACTGATTTTGTCATTTGGGGAAGTGGAAAACCTATGAGAGAATTTTTATATTCGGAGGATGTAGGTAAAATTGCACTAATGGCACTAGAATCTTATAATGAATCAATTCCTATGATATTATCTTCCAGTGATGAAGTTTCTATTTCAGAAATTGTAGATAATATTGTTGATATTATGGATTTTTCTGGTAAAGTAATATACGAGTCTGACAGACTAGAAGGACAGTATAGAAAACCTGCATCAAACGAAAAGTTTAGAAAGTATTATCCTGATTTTGATTTTACTCCATTGAGAGAAGGATTGGAGAAAAGTATTGAGTGGTTTATTAAAAATTATGAAAAGGCAAGAAAATGAAAAAAGCATTAATTACAGGTATTAACGGACAAGACGGTTCTTATCTCGCAGAATTTCTTATAGAAAAGGGATATGAGGTACACGGAATTCTTAAAAGAAATTCAGTTGCTGAAAATCAAACTGCAAGACTCGATAGTTGTTATGACCAACTTCATTTATATTATGGTGATTTGACAGACCTATCATCTTTAATTAATATATTACAAAAAGTTAAACCAGACGAAGTATACAATTTAGCCGCACAATCTCATGTGAGAATTAGTTTTGATGTGCCAATATATACAGCAGAAGCAGATGCTGTTGGTGTATTAAAAGTTATAGAAGCGTGTCGTTTAGTATGTCCAGATGCAAGAATTTATCAAGCAAGTTCTTCGGAAATGTTTGGAAACTGTATTGACGATGATGGATACCAAAGAGAAACAACACCAATGCTACCTGTAAGTCCCTATGGATGTGCAAAAGTTTATGCATTTAATATAGTAAGAAATTATAGACATTCTTATGGTATGCATATTAGTAATGGTATATTATTCAATCACGAATCACCAAGACGAGGTTCTAATTTTGTAACCAGTAAGATTGTACAGGGTGCAATTGCTATTAAAGCAGGAGAAGCAACAGAACTTCGTATGGGAAATCTTGAAGCAAGAAGAGATTGGGGACACGCAAAGGATTATGTAAAAGCAATGTGGATGATGTTGCAAGAAGATAAACCAGAAGATTATTGTTGTGCAACTGGTATTTCACATAGTGTTCGTGATTGTTGTGAATATGTTTTTAACAGACTTCAACTTAATTATAAAGACTATGTTGTATTAGATGAAAAATATTTAAGACCAGAAGAACTTCACGACCTTAAAGGAGATTCTACCAAAATTCGCGAAAAACTAGGATGGAAACCAGAATACACATTTGAAACTTTAATGGATGATATGATTTTTAATGATGAAAATTATTATAAAGCAATAAAAGATGTTTGGACACCGTATGATACAACGAAATAGGATTATATTATGATTACAGAAACAGAAACTAAAGAATATTTGTGGGTAGAAAAGTACAGACCACAGACTATTGGAGATTGTATTCTTCCAGAAGATATCAAAGAAACATTTCAACGAATGGTTGATTCTGGAGAAGTTCAAAATCTTCTTTTATCTGGTGGAGCAGGATGTGGTAAAACAACAATTGCAAGAGCAATGTGCGAGGAGTTAGATGCAGACTATATTGTAATTAACTGTTCAGAAGACGGAAACATCGATACACTCCGAACAAAGATTCGTAATTTTGCAAGTACAGTTTCTATATCTGGTGGAAAGAAAGTAGTAATACTTGACGAATTTGATTACTCAAACGCACAATCTACACAACCTGCACTTCGTGGATTCATCGAAGAATTCAGTGGTAATTGTAGGTTTATTCTTACTTGCAATTACAAGAACAGAATTATAGAACCACTTCATTCTCGATGTACCTGTATAGAATTCAAGATACCAAAGCAAGAAAAACCTACATTGGCTAATGAATTTATGGAAAGAATCAAGTACATTCTTGATGGAGAGAATATACCTTCGGATGATAAGGTTTTAGCAGAATTAATTATGAAACATTTTCCAGACTTCCGAAGGGTAATTAATGAATTGCAAAGATATTCGGTTGCAGGTTCTATAGACATTGGCATTCTTACTCAAATCGGTGAGATAAAAATTAAAAACCTCATAACATCAATGAAAGAAAAAGAATTCACAAATGTTAGAAAATGGGTAGTTGATAATTTAGATAATGACCAAGTTCATATCTTTAGAAAAATATATGATGGGCTATATGAATACTTTAAACCGCAGTCAATTCCACAAGCAGTATTAATAATTTCTGAATATCAATACAAATCAGCATTTGTTGCAGACCACGAAATTAATTTAACTGCTTGTTTAACGGAATTGATGTTAGAATGTGAGTATAAATAAAGAAGAAAGGATTATATTATGGTAGACAAACGATATGCACTAGGTAGTGCTAAAATAGAAGACGGTCAGGCATTCAAACCTATTGGTGATATGGTAGCAATTAAACCAACTCCAAAGAAAACCCAGACCGATGCAGGAATTATATACAACGAAAGAGAACATGACCGTTTTGGTGATGGTGTTGTTATTTCTATAGCAGAAGGAATTCCAGACGATAATGGTAATTATTATCCTGTAGATTTCAAAGAGGGTGACAGGATTCTGCACGATAAACACGCAGGGTTTCACGATATGGGACCATTCATTTTAACAAGAAGACAACATATTGTTGCTGTCATCGGAGATGATGTGGAGATTAAGTGAAATTATCTGAATATCTAAAAGCAATAAATCACACAAAGGAAACATTACTTGATACAGAGGATGAGTTTGTAGAAAAGAAATATACGCCTTTTGTTATTAATAGGTGTCTTTCTTATTTTCCAGATACTATATTTTATGTTAATGAAATGAATTCTTGTCCTTCAATAGATAAGAAAATGCATTTTGACTATCTGTTAAATATAATTAGAAAAAGAAAGCGTTATAGTAAATGGTTAAAGAATGAAGAATGTCAAAAGGTAAATGTAATAAAAGAATATTATGGATATTCTGATAGAAAAGCAAGAGAAGTTGTAAATATGTTTGCAGATTCTGACATTGAAGAAATGACAAAATATTTATATACAGGTGGTAAAAAATGAAAGCATTAGTTACAGGTGGAGCAGGATTTATTGGTTCTACAATAGTTGACAGACTATTAGAACTAGGACATTCGGTAATTGTAATAGACAATGAATCTACAGATTGTCACGAATCGTTTTATTGGAACTCAAATTCAGAAAATTATCAATATGATATTTGTGATTACGATAAAATAGAACCCCTTTTTAATGGGGTTGATTGTGTTTTTCATTTAGCCGCAGAAGCAAGAATTCAACCCGCTATACACAATCCAACACTTACTGCAAAAACAAATGTGTATGGAACTTGTAATGTTCTTCAAGCATCAAAAGAAAATGGCGTAAAGAGATTTGTATATTCCTCTACATCTGCTTCGTATGGTGTGAAGAATGAAATACCTTCAATAGAAGATATGAATACCGATTGTTTAAATGCATATTCCATAACCAAGTGTGCAGGAGAAGAACTTTGTAAAATGTTTCACAACCTGTATGGGATGGAAACTGTAACATTTAGATATTTTAATGTGTATGGAGAAAAACAACCAGTAAAAGGACAATATGCTCCAGTTATAGGATTATTCTTCCGTCAATACGAAGACGGAGAACCAATGACGGTGGTTGGTGATGGACTACAAAGAAGAGATTTTACATATGTCGGTGATGTGGTAGAAGCAAATATAAAAGCAGCCACAACAGAAAACAATAAAGTATTCGGTGAAATTATTAATATTGGTACTGGAAAAAATTATAATATTCTAGAATTGGTGGATATGGTTGGAGGGAAAAACGCAGACTATATTCACATCCCACAAAGATTAGGAGAGGTTAGATACTCTCTGGCAAATATTGAAAAAGCAGAAATGCTTTTAGATTGGAAACCAACTATTTCTCTTGAAGATTGGATTGCTTCCTGTAATGCACAAAAAGTATAAATAAAGTAGGAAAATTGCTATGATTAGTTAAAACAAGGGATAAGTGATAGTTATGGAAAAAACAGAAATAAAAATAGAAGACTTGGTTGAAATTGAATTATTTGAATCAGAAGACTTCTTAAAAATTAAAGAAACCCTAACAAGAATAGGCGTTTCTTCTAGAAAAGAAAAAAAATTATATCAGTCCTGTCATATCCTTCATAAAAAGGGTAAATATTATATTGTGCATTTTAAAGAATTATTTGCACTGGATGGACTTCCGACAAACATAGAAGAAAATGATATTGCTAGAAGAAATACTATTGCCAATTTGTTAGAGGATTGGGAATTATTAGAAATTGTAGACCAAGACCAGACAGAAGAACCAGTTGCTTCTATAGCACAAATAAAGATTATTTCACACAAAGAAAAGGGTGATTGGGAATTGTGTCCCAAATATCATATAGGAAATAAACACTAAAACACAAATTGAGATTTTTATTATGAAAAGAAAATTAATATACAAGTTAGCATCCAGAAACCGTCCTGATAAATTTAAACATATTTTAGGAAAGAGTATCGACTTGCTATCTGGAAAACACGATGTTCGGTTTGTCATTACTTTAGATAATGATGATGAAACTATGAACAATGATGAAATTCGTAAGTGGATGGATGACCTAGATGTAGATTTGGTTTATCACTACGGAGATTCAAAATCAAAAATAGAAGCATGTAATGCCAATCTTGAAAACGAAGAGGGTGATGTTTTATTATTGGTTTCGGATGATATGATTCCTTGTTTCCCAGATTTTGATGATATAATTATGCAAGGTATGGAACAACATTTTCCATCAATGGATGGTGCAATTAAATTCTTTGATGGATTACGACCAAGAACAGATTTGTTAATGACTTTACCTGTTTTGGGTTGGAACTTATATAAAGCATTTGGTTATGTCTATCATCCAGATTATACATCTGTTTATGCAGATAACGAAATGACTATGGTTTGTCAAGGTATGGGAAAATTAATTACCTCACCAGTTTGTATTTTTAGACACGATTGGACACCCCAACCATTTGACGAATTACACGCAAGAAATGAAAATGCAGAAATGTATGCAATTGATGGAAAGGTTTTTGAAGAAAGAAAGAATAAAAATTTTGATATGGATAGTATTTTAGAAATTATTTCAGGTTGATTATGAAAATTATTGCTTTTAGTTTATGGGGAAACAATCCCAAGTATACGATTGGTGCAATTAAAAATGCTGATATAGCAGAAGAATTGTTTCCAGAATGGATTTGTAGATTTTATATCGGAAAATCTGTTCCAGAAAACATACTAACACAGTTAGAGAATAAACCAAATGTACAACTCGTTAGAATGAACGAAGATGGTGATTGGTCTGGAATGTTCTGGAGATTTCATCCTTGTTCCGAAGATGATGTTGATGTGGTACTTTCAAGAGATACAGACTCAAGACTAACACAAAGAGAAAAAGATGCAATAGATGAGTGGTTGGAAAGTGATAAGGGATTTCATATTATGCGTGACCATCCTTGGCACGGCGCACCCATTCTAGGAGGAATGTGGGGATGTAAAAAAGGAACATTATCAGAAATGTCATCACTAATAGATTCTATTGAGAAGGGTGACTTTTGGCAAGTAGACCAAATATTTTTAAGAGATTATATCTACCCACTAGTAAAGGACGATTCATTTGTACACGATGAGTTTTTTGAAAGAAAACCATTTCCAACCAAAAGAAATAATCTTGAATTTATTGGAGAAGTATATGATGAAAATGATAATATAAACGAAGAACATAGAGAAGTTTTAAGGAGTGCTTTGGTATGAGTGAATTATATGTACACCACCATTTGGGATTAGGTGACCACATAGACTGTAACGCAATGATAAGAATTTTTCTTGAAGAATATGATTTTGATAGCGTAAATGTATTTGCAAAAGAAAAATATTTTGATATGATAAAATATATGTACAGAGATGAATCAAATATTAATATAATTAAAGTTCCCAATGAAGACGAATATAATTATATAAGTAATTTCATATCAGAAAACGATATTATTAATTTTATTAAAGTTGGTCACGATTACTATCCTTGGGGACAAGAAGAAAAATTAGGAATGGGGTGTGCAGAAATATTTTATTCACAAATGGATATACCCTACGAAAGAAGATTCGATGATTTTTACTATGAAAGAGATGAAGAAGAAGAAAAAAGGGTATATGAAAAATTAAATCCAGACAACGAAGAATATATTTTTGTTCACGATGATGCCAATCGTGGTTTTGAGATTCCAATTGAAGAATTGGAACATATCGCAGGAACAAAAGATATCAAAATTATTAGAAATGATATAACAGAAAACCTATTCCATTTTGGAATGGTATTAGAAGAAGCAAAACAAATTCATTGCATGGAAAGTGCCTTTAGGTCACTCGTAGAGATTCTAGATACAACAGATGAATTGTTCTTTCATAATTTTAGAGAAGGTGCTTCTGGATATTTGGGAAACAGCACAGTAAGAGAATGGAACGAGGTGAAATACGATGCCAGAATTTAAACTAGAAAGTGGACTTGTTTGTTATAATTGGATGCCATTGGTTGCAGACCACTGTATAGACTATCCACCAGAATTTTATGTAAACTGGGGAGTAAAACGACTACACGATAAAGAACTTTTTCAACCAGCAGAAATAGAAAATATGAAAGAAAATGATATTATATTTGCCAAAACAGATTTTATCATACACGAAGAATTTCAATCTAATTTTTTAGATAAAATTAAAACTCCTTTTAGTTTAGTAACAGGATGTTCTGCTTATCAAATTGGAAGAGATGGAGATAATCCAGAATCTTATAAGAAAATTTTAGAGAACGAATATCTTCAAAATTGGTTTTGTACCAATCCTCCAAATGAAGAACACGAAAAGATTCATGCACTTCCTATAGGATTTGCAGAACCAAATAGACTTTCTGCAAATCAAAATGTTTTAAAGAAATTACGAAGAGAAACAAAACCGTTTGAAGAAAAAGCAAATTTATTTTTTGTTCCTTGGCACGACCAATCTACAAATCCTGAAAGACAAAATATTATCAACAGTTTAAAGAATAATGAATACACCCACCTAATGCAAGGTAAACTTTCAATTGAACCGTATATGAAATTGATTGGTTCATATCGATTTACACTCTGTATTCAAGGAAGCGGAAATGATACTCATAGACTCTATGAATCTTTATTGATGGGGTGTATTCCAATTACAATTGATTGTACGGTTAAGAGATTATTTGAAGAATATAATCTACCAGGATATTTTGTAAAAAGTTGGGATGAGGTAGATGAAGAATTCTTTAAAAGGGTATCATCAGAAGAACATGACTTATCAAATGTAGAAAAGTTTCTAAGTGTAAAAACACACGCAGACAAGATAATGGATGTATGTAAAAAAAAGCAGTTGGTTTAGTATGAATGATTATGTTGAAAATAAAGATGAATATATTTGGGACGGTCGCAATGTTTTAGGTATGCACAAAGATTCTTTTAAGTTTAAAGATAAAAGAATTTTAAATGAACACGGTGAGGACATTTCAGATACTCTTGTAGTAACATTACCAACTCTTTCAGATGATGGTTCATCCACAATATCACTTACAGATTTGTTATTTTTGTCTGAAAGGAATGCAATGGAGTTTATTGAAGAACTGGGTGTATCTATATGTGAGAATGAATTCTCCCCAACATATACAGTCGATGCTGAATCATTAATGTTCGCACAAAGTACTCCACATTATCAGTTAATGATGACAAATCACGGATGGATGATAAATAAAACGGAAATGACCGCTAATAACAAAACAATAGAATATATTATATCAAATTTTGAAAAGGGTTCTACAATCCTTGAATTTGGTAGTGGTAAAGGTACAGAAATTCTCTCAAAACATTTCAAAATGATTTCAATAGAAGAAGATGAAGATTGGGTGGGTGAATATGATTCAGAGTATTTACACGCTCCCATTAAAGACGATTGGTATGATATTGATTTGGTAAATGAGTTCTTGAAAGATAAAACTTATGATTTGATTTTTGTAGATGGACCAGCAGGGGGAAAAAGAAGTAAAATGTATGAACTTTTGAAAGAAGAAAAACTACAAATAAATAAAGATGTATGGTTTATATTTGATGATATGGACAGAGAAGATGATTTAGTTGGAGCAATCGCCATTTCTAAATTATTAAATAGAAAACTGCAAGCGACAGACTTTTGTATGTCTTATATAAAGGAAAATGATGATGATTGAAATGAGTTTTAAAACACACCCAGAATATTATAAAGATTATGAAGCGTGTCTTGAATTTCTTGATGAACTTTGTGATTGTAGTTGTGAGTATCCCGAAGAAGTAACAAACTTTCATGTTTATACCGAAGTAAGAACCGATAAAGAACTTGAATGCATTAAGTCTTTTCTTGCAACACAAGACCTAGAAAAAACAAAACTAATAGTATGGTCAGATTATTGTATTGAAGACAATCCTAGAATTCAACCGTATAAAGAATACCTTGACTTGAGGGTGTGGGATGGATTAGAAGAAGCAAAGGGAACAATCATTGAGGATGAGGTACAAAAACTTACATCCGAAGATGATAAACATTATCTACAAAGTGATTTGCTTCGTTTGCTTGCACTTCATAAGTACGGTGGTGTGTGGATTGATATGGATATTATCTTCCTTCGTGACTTCAAATGTCTTCTTGACCAAGAGTATATGTACCAGTGGGGTTCGGAAACAGACTTTGCAAATCAAGGTGCATGTGCAACGGTTATTGCACTCAAGAAGGAAAGTGAATTTTCGTATGAACTTCTTAAAGAACTTAAAGTAATGCCAATTATTGGTGGTACTACCATTTGGGGTAAAGAATTATTTGCATCTCTTTGGAGAAGAGGATACGAATATACAATATTCCCATCACCTTTCTTCAACACCGAATGGTTAATCAGCAAGAAAGACAAGGAACTTAGTGAAAATGTAGAAGCAGGTTGGTTTGCAAACAATGGTTATGCAGATGATAATCTTTATCTTGAAGCATTTGCTTGGCACTGGCACAATTCAAGTAAGAAGCATCTACCAATTGAAGAAGGTTCTAAGTTTGAACTACTACAGAGATTAACAAATATGAAATTAGAAGAAAGGGGTATAATTTGAACGAACGGGCAAGAGATAATCAATGGTACAGAGAAGAGGTGTTTGAGGAAATATATGGAAAAGATTCAGACGGACTTCCATGCCATTTTCATTCAAATGAACCACATAAATTATTCTTGAATTGGTTGTCTAGGACATTTTCCAAAGAATACTTCTCTGTTGTCGATGTTGGTTGTGGTTGTGGTAGACTTTTGAATTTCTTGCCAGAAAATTTAAAGACATATATTGGTATTGATGTAAACCCAAGTGCAATTGAATTTGCATATAATCATTTTTCAGAAAACAAGAAAGCAACATTTCATTTATTTGACATTGAGGAAGATGGAATTGGGGACATCATAGGAAACAAACAAGATGTCATTTACTTCGATAGTACATTCACAATGCTAAGGAAACCAAAGGAGTGCTTTTCTAGAATGTTTGAATTTTGCAATATCATTTATCTGGCAAGAACACCACACAAGGTAGAAAAAACAACATGCGACCGCTATAAATGGGAAGGAATGATTGACGACAGTGAAAATTGGAACTTTTCATTTTTGGAGTTGAATGAACTTCTTCCCAGTGACTGGAAATTAGAATCAATAGAAGAAAAAGATTTGGTCGCATACAAAGAGAATAAGTTTGGAGATATAGTATGAAAGTAGAAGTTGCAATTGGTGAAATTTTTGATAAGATAACCATATTGGATATTAAGTTGGAAAGAATTTCTGACGAGTCTAGATTATTTTATATTCAAGGAGAAAAGGATATTCTAGAAAAAGCACTAAAGGATGATGGTGTAAAAATAAAAGGAAGATTATATGATGAATTAAAAGACATTAATATAAAAATATGGGATACAGAATCTGGATTTAGAGATAAAGAAAGCAAGAAAGAATTCGATGATGAATTTATACAATTCGCAAGACTTAATGCAAAATATAATGATGAAAGATTCTTGATAAAGAAAAGAATTAATGAATACTATGAATCTGATGTGAGAGAACAAAAATCATATGACCAACTTTATAACGCAAATTGAACCTTGGATTGACAATAGAGAACTTGACGAGTTGAAACGAGTAGTCGATTCAACATATGTTGTCGAGCATAATCTAACAAAAGAATTCGAGGAAATGATTTGTGAAATGACAGGTTCAAAGTATGCAGTTGCTATGACGAATGGAACTGCCGCTTTATTCTGTTGTTTGAAAGCACTCGGTATTGGAGAAGGTGACGAAGTAATCGTGCCAAACATTACATTTATTGCAACTGCCAATGCTGTCATTATGACAGGTGCAACACCTGTATTGTGTGAAGTGGGTACAAAAACTTTTCAGATAGATATCAAAAAAGCAGAAGAATGCATTACAAACAAAACAAAAGCAATTATGCCAGTTCATCTGTATGGACAGAGTTCAGATATGACCGCAATTTTAGAATTTGCAAAATTACATGATATTAAAGTTATAGAAGATGCCGCACAGGGAGTTGGTGTTTTATATAAAGAAAAACATGTAGGTACTTTTGGTGATTTGGGTATTCTATCTTTCTATGGAAACAAAACTATTACTTGTGGAGAAGGTGGTGTTGTTCTCACAGACGATGAGGAACTCCGTAACGCATGTTATCGTCTTAAAAATCACGGAAGAGATGGTAAGGGCACATTCAAACATCATCACATAGGATATAATTTTTGCTTTACGGAGATGCAAGCGGCAGTTGGTATTTCACAACTAAAGAAATTGCCAGATATTATTTCTAGAAAGAAAGAGATTCATGATTTGTATTATGAAAAATTAGGTTCATTAAATTCTGGGTTTGTTCCAATTGAAGATTCAAAGAACTGTACTCCTGTTCATTGGTTTACATCTTTTCTTTCTTGCGAAAAATATAAACTAATGGATTTTCTAAAAGAAAATAATATACAATCTAGGGAATTTTTCTATCCGTTAAATGCACAACCGTGTTATAATAACGAAATTAGAAAAGTTGGAAATTATGAAACAAGTATGAGTATATTTGATAGCGGAATCTCTTTGCCATCTTCTTATAACTTATCAGAAGAAAATCAAATGAGAGTTATAAATAAGTTAGAGGAATTTTTATTATGAATTGGAAATTGATGACAGATGATGCAATTACTCAAGAAGAACGAAATGTTCTTGGAGATTTTGTTTGTAACTCAAGTAAAATAACTCAGGGTAATGTTGTTAGACAATTTGAAAAAGAATGGTCAGAATGGTTGGGTTGTAAATATTCTGTTTATGTCAATTCTGGTTCATCCGCAAATCTTCTTATAGCAAGAGCATTGTCAGATGGTGTTGCTAGAACTAAATGGATATCTCAAGCATGTACTTGGTCTACTGCTGTTTCTCCCATCATACAATTTTCAAATTTACAATTATGTGATGTAGACTTGACTAACTTTGGTCCTGACTTGGATAACTTGGAATATATTTTCAAGACGCAAAGACCAAACTATTTACTTCTTACACATCTTTTAGGATTCTCTGCACTGTCAGATGAGTTGCTCGAATTATGTTCTAAGTATAGAGTCGGATTGATAGAAGATTGTTGTGAGTCCCACGGTGCAGAGTTTAAAGGAAAGAAAGTAGGAACGCACGGTATTGCTTCTTCATTTTCTTTTTATTATGGACACCACATGACAACAATTGAAGGTGGTATGATTTGTACAGATGATAAAGATTTGTATCATGAAATGTTGCTTCTTCGTTCACACGGACTTTTGAGAGAACTTCCAAAAGAAGAACAAGAAAAAAGAAAGTGCGATAGAGTAGACCCTCTGTTTACTTTCTTGCGTGATGGATTTAATGTAAGAAACACAGACTTACACGCAAAACTTGGTTTGATGCAACTTCCACATCTAGATGAATCTATTAAACACAGGAATGATAATTATTATACATTTATCAAAAATCTTGATAACAATCTTTATAAAACAGACTTTGTTTCGACAGGATGTAGTAATTTTGCATTTCCTATTTTCACAAGAAGAAATAATCTACAACAAATTAAAGACAAATTAAAAGAAATTGGTGTTGAGTATCGTCCCTGTATTGCAGGAAATCTATATGAACATCCATTTATGGATAAGATAAAGCAAGACATATTTGATAAAAATGTCAATGAAATTCATAAGAATTGTATTTATGTTGGAAACCATAAAGATGTAACACCAGAGATGGTACAAGTGTTGTGTAAAGAGTTAAATGCGTTATGAAAACTAAAGTTTATATCAATTTAAAAAACTTCAATGACGATTGGTTGTGTGCAACAGGAGAATTGCCAGCAGTTGTTCCATTTCTAACAGAAAAACAACAACACAAATATCTGAATCGAGATGATACACCAGATAATAGAAAACCAGTTTTTGAAATTCTTATAAGAGATGCAAAAAATTATATTAAATTAACTTCTATTGAAGATTGTGATTTGGTCTTACTTCCGTTTAAATATGGACATTCAGATGCTACTCCGTATATTGAAGAAGCAAAATCTGCTGGAAAGAAAATAATGGTAATATTTAATGACGATTCCGCAGAGGAACTACCATTAGGAGATGAGTGTATTATTCTCAGAACATCATTTTATAAATCCACAAAAAAGAAAAACGAATATGCAATACCTCCATTCTGTGCAGATTTCTTTCAAAGCAATACATCACAATTTAAAAACGAAAAACCAGATATTTCGTTTTGTGGTGGACTTACACACCCTACCAGAGTAGAAGGACTTAGATTATTACACGAATCTGATTTGGTACAAACTAACTTTATTATAAGAAATGGATTTTGGGCGCCAGGAATTCCAAAGCATATTGCAATACAAGAATTCAATTCAAATATAAGAAATTCATTATATGGTTTTTGTTGTAGAGGAGCAGGTAATTTTTCCTTTAGATTTGGAGAAGTTTTATCTCACGGAAGAATACCAGTATTATTAGATACAGACTGTGTATTACCATATGAAAATATTATAGATTGGAAAGAACAAGCATTAATTATACCAGAATCAGATATAAATAATATTGTAGACATATTAGTAGATTATCATAAAAATCTTAGTGCAAGTAGGATTTTAGAGATACAAGTAAAAAATAGAAATATATGGAAAGAATATTTTACACCAGTGGGATTTGTTAAACATTTGAAAGATTATATACAATGAAAAAAACAATAGGAATTATAGGAAATGGATTTGTTGGAGGAGCAGTTGCAAACGGATTAAAGGATTTTGCAGATATTAGAATATATGATTCGCTACCAGAAAGATGTACACACCACTATAACGATGCAGTATTTTCTGAATTTGTTTTTGTTTGTCTTCCAACACCAATGGTAGATATAGAAGGGGGTAAGTGCAACCTTTCCATCGTTGAAAAATTCTTTTCGACACTACCTTCAATATGTGAGGGTATTTTCATAATTAAGTCTACCGTTCCAATCGGAACAACAGAAAGGTTGAGAGAAAAATATCCACATCTAAAAATAATTCATAATCCAGAATTTTTGACAGCGGCAAAAGCAAATGAAGATTTTATAAATGCAGACAGACATGTAATTGGCGGAAAGAAAAAATGGATAGAACCACTTTACGACTTTTATAGAATGTGTTTTCCAGATATACCAGTAATTACAATGAAATCAACAGAATCAGAATGTGTAAAATACTTTGCAAATTGTTTTCTTGCATCAAAAGTAATGATATTCAACGAAATGAGAGTTTTAGTAGACGAAATAAATAATATCAATTACGATACAATTGTAAAGGGTGTAATTTCTGATAACAGAATAGGGAACAGTCATTATGATGTTCCAGGACCAGATGGAAATTATGGATTTGGAGGAACTTGTTTCCCAAAAGATATAAATTCTCTAATACATACTATGGAAGAATATAAGTTAGACCCTATCATTTTAAAGTCTATTTGGGAACAGAATAAAAATTATAGAAATAAATGGGATTGGGCAGATTTCGAATCTGCTGTATTAAAAGAAAAGGAAGAAGTTTGATATGAGTAAAGTGAAAAAAATAACACCACCAGATATTACAATTACTCTTTGTATGATTGTAAAAGACGAAACACATATTATCGAAGAGTGTCTAAGGTCTATGCTTCCTTATATCGATAGGTATGATATCACAGATACAGGTTCTACTGACGGAACTCCCGAACTGATAGAAAAGTTTATGGAAAAGAATGGAGTTCCAGGCAAAGTATATCGTTCAGATTGGAAAGGGTTTGGTGATTCTCCAAAAGGAATTGGTAGTAGAACTGAATCACTTCGTAATTGTGATGGTAAAGCAGACTTTGCTTGGGTTATCGATGCGGATGACTTTGTTGATGGGGATTTCCAATTTCCACCCAATATGAAACAGTATGATGTTTATTCTTTGTGTATTCAGAGAGGTGATTTTACTTGGTGGAGAAATCAAATATTCAAAACAGGAATTGGTTGGCACTATACTGGAATTCTCCACGAATATGCTGATTGTGATAAGAAACCATTTTCCCAACAAAGAGTTTATGGAGATTACCACATCGAAGCACGAACATTGGGTGCAAGAAATGTAGGTATAGACCCTGTAGAAAAGTATTCAAGAGATGCTGATATGCTTCTTGATGCTGTTACCAACGAAGACAGTCCATATTATGACCCAGACAATCATCGTTACTGGTTCTATCTTGCTCAATCATATTTTGATTCACAGCAAGTAGACAATGCAATGGAAGCATATCAAAAGAGAGCAGAACTTGGTGGGTGGGAAGAAGAAGCATATTACTCTTTATTCCGTGTTGCAATCTGTTCTGTATTGAAGGATGAACCTTGGGAAACAATACAACAAAAATTCTTAGATGCATATGCATATCGTCCAATTCGTGCAGAACCTTTACATCAATTATCAAGACTGTATAGACAAGCAGGAAAATTTAATCACGCATATTTATTTGCTCAAAGAGCATGTCAAATACCATATCCAGAACACGATATTCTCTTTATATCCGATGATGTGTATAAATGGCAATCATTAGACGAATTAGCGGCAACTGCTTTTTATAGTCACGATTACATAGGTGGTCAAATTGCTTGTAAAAAACTTCTTGAAGATAATATATTCCCAGACACCGAAAAGGAAAGAATTGATAATAATCTTAAAATGTATAATCAAAAAGTTGATGAGATTCAAAAATCTCAATTCCAAGAACAACAAAGAAAGCATCAAAGAGATGTAATGTATAAAATGGAAGAATCTAAAAAGAAGAAAGAATTGAAACAAAAAAAGAAAAACACCCCAAAGAAAAGTACAAAAATGAGTTCTCCAAAGACTAAATATAAGAAAAGAAAGAAGGTAAAAAAGTAAAAAAACCTACATATTTGGAATATATTTATATAATAAAAGAGGAAATAAATGGCATCAGAAGTTGATATAATTATAGACCAAGGAACATCATTTTCATATCATATGGAATGGACAGATAATAACGGTAACAGTGTAGATTTGACACAATATACCGCAAAAATGGATGTAAGAAGGTCTATTATTGCGGATAAAAAGGTATTGAGTTTGCACGGAAGCACAGTCGATTCTAGTGGAAATGCACACACCAGAGGAGTAACCAGTGGTGGTTCAACTGGTGAATTTACACAAGGTTCTGGTGTTGCAGGTGTTGGTGGAATTAAACTAGGAGTAACATCAACAGGTGGAACAGGTATGAGTGGAGGAGTTCTTATAGAAATAGATTCTACTAGCAGTAATTATATTCCTTCAGGTAGACATTTTTATGATTTAGAATTAAATTCGGGAACTTCTATAGTAAGATTTATACAGGGAAGATTTGAAGTAAACGGTTCAGTAACAAGGTAATCATCGGGAGAGAAGGAAAATGGCAATATCAGTAAACGGACCAGGAACACCAGGACCAAGAGGACCCGAAGGACCAACTGGACCCGCGGGAACATTAACAGCAAACACTGGAATATCCATTGGTGGTACTCTTGAAACAAGTCATGTTGTTCCTCTATCAGTAGACACCTATGACTTAGGAAACACTGCAAATTACTTCAGAAACCTGTACATTGGTACAGGTTCAATTTATATGATGTCTGCTGATGGTAAAGAAGCAAAACTTTCTATGGACAATGATGGTGAACTCTCCTTTAAAAGACAAACTCGTTTAAGTTTATCTTCACAATCTGGTAAAACAACAAAAGTTTCTACTGATGCAAGTACTGGTGGTACTGGTGGTACTGGTGCAACTGGTTGCGGTTCTGCAATTAACTTCAAATATGGTGGTGGAACAGAGGACTCACAAGGATTTTATACAAAAGGTAAATTCTGGAGTATAGATGATGCAAACGATTCTGGTTGCACATTTATGAACCTAGATAAACTTGTAATCAATGGATGGGAAGACACCCCATGCAACCGCAATTGGAGTACTTATATGAGTAATCTTCCCTATTGCGGAAGAATTGATATTTTTCCTCAAGGGTGGTCTGGTTCAAACCAAGCATGGGCAAGATTCTACTATTCAGAACACTATAATATTGGTGGATTCACACAAAGCGGAGGAATTTCCGCAGGGTATGAAACCTTTGTTATAGACCAAAACGAAGCATTACATTCTTATGATGGACCATCTGGTGGAAGTGCCGCATTTATTACTGGTAATGAATATGAAGTTAGATTCTATCCTTTCTGTGCAGAAGGTGGTGATGGAGTTTCTGGTGGTAGTGGTGGTAATTCTGGTGATGACGGTACAACACAAGACCCGCCTTCTCCAACATATCCTCATATCAGGAGATACGGTGTCCCCCGATGGTTAGGATTTACATTAGAAGGAACAGTCGCAGGTGGTTTTGGTATTTCAAGGTTTGCTCTTGGTGGAAGTGGTGCATCTGGTGGAGTAGTTAACCCGGCTATAGGTGCTGATTATGCAGTCGTCAATGTAGACACAATTTCAGAACTGTATGTGAATAATATGGCGCCTAGTAATGAAGGATTTATTAACGACAATCCTTTCTTATCTTCACTAAACACAATTGGTCAAATTACACTCCGTGGTTTATATGGAAATACAGCAACTAATACATGGGTAAGATATAATTATTCAGCATTTTCTGTTTCTGGTGGAACTGGTGAAGATGGATATGTAAGATTTACTGGAATGACACTTGATGCATTCGGACCAAACGGAGCAACTGCTACTACGGTATACGAAATACAAAAATCAATTCTAACTTTTAACAGCATCGAAGCGACATGTGGAAGTGATTACACTTTCACATTCAGAGGATTAACTACCAATACATACAGTCAAATGCATGCAGGTGGTAGTTTACCTGCTACTGGTGATATGTGGTTTAGATATCTTTCAACTGTCGGTGATACTGGTGGTGCTACATTTGCTGATGTAAACCAAGTATTACTAGACCAACATGAAGCATCCCCCTGTTCTAGAGATTTAGCAACTATGTATCAGGGACTTCCAAATTGTGGAAGAATTGATATTTTACCAGAAGACTATGTAAATGGATATGATGGTGCATATGTTGGTTTATGGTATAATACTCCACATGGTAATTGGCATACTGCTTCTGGTGGTGGTTTACATCACTTTTCGATGGATGATTGGTATCTACAAAATGGAAATCAAGTAGCATATTACAATAGTGCCAGCGGTTCAACAGCAATGCTAGAAATAGGAAAACGATATAATGTTCGTTTTACCACATGGTTGTGCAATCCATATGAAGGTGGTGGAGAAAGTGGTGATGGTGCTACAGCACATCCAGACGCGCCAGCATATCCTTGTACTTACAGATATGGTGCGACTCAGGGTGCTACAGCGATGCGTGACCCAGGCGAAGGATTCTTTGGAGTTTCTGGAGCATCAGTTGGATATACAACTTTAGGTGGTGGTGCAACAGTCGCAGACATTCGTTATATTAATGGACTTTATATAGACAACTATAGTCCAAACGGAAGTGGATTAAGATACGATGGTGACTTCCTTGATTCATTATCACAAACAGGTCAAGTAACACTAACAAGATTAGCGGGTGCAACATCTGAACTATGGGCTAAGTACAACTACACTTATCACGCAGGTACAGGTGGAAGTGGTGGATATAGAATCTTATCTGGAATGACACTTGCCGCGTGGGGACCATCTGGTGGATATACCAGTGGAAGTTATGGAGATTTCCATATTCCACTAGAAAGAAGTGGTGCAGGTGTCGTACCTTGGAAAATGTGTTTTGAAAATGTTGCAGGATACACCTGTGAACCATACCACTTCACCTTCGAATTCAGAGGAGTTACAGGAGCATCGACTTGTTCAGGTTATGGGGGATGTAACAGTGGACCAGGACAGGGATACTGTTTAGGTACTGGTGGATTTTGGTTGACCCAAAATACCGTTGATGCGGGTGGAACATTTGGTCAAATAGAACAAATAATTACCAGCGAATGGGAAGCAGGTCCGTGTAATCGCAATCTTTGGTATGAAATGCAAGCATTACCGAGCAGAGGAAATGTCATGATTCGACCAGAGGATTTCTCAGGAATCACTTCCGATGTATGGGTAAATTATTGGTATTCGGGTAGGTGGGAAAATCAGGGGCCCATCGGCGCCTTCGCTTGGATGCACTTTGATGATTACACTATAGGAAATCATGTACGGGCATATAATGGAGCAAGTGGTGCTACTGCAATGCTCGAAGAAGGTAAACGATATGTACTTTCATACTGGCCAGAATGGAATGAAGGACAAGATGGTGGAGGTAGTGGTGGAAGTACTGCACATCCAGATGCACCAGCATATCCTTGTACTTATAGGTACGGTGCGACTCAAGGTGCAACAGCGATGCGTGACCCCGGTTCAGGATTCTTTGGAGTTTCTGGTGGTTCAGCGGCGTATACTACTCTTGGTGGTGGTGCAACTGTTGTAGATATTCGTTCCATCAACGAAATGTACATCGACACTTATAGTCCAAACGGAAGTGGATTAAGATATGATGGTGACTTCCTTTCAGGATTAGACCAAACAGGAAAGATTACACTCACAAGATTAAATGGTGGTACTGCCGAACTATGGGCAAGATTTACATATGATGTTCACGGAAATACTTTAGGTACTGGTGGATATCACAGATTCCAAGGTGTGACTCTTGACACTTGGGGACCAAGTGGTGGTTACACAAGCGGAAGTTATGGAGATTACCACATTCCAATGGATAGAACCAGCACTGGTGTCGTTCCTTGGAAGATGTGTTTCGAAGACACAGCAGTCACAGGACCTACCGCATCACTTGGTACGAATCAATTCTCATTCCATTATAAATCTGGAACAGCAGATTCAGACCCAACTTACGGTTTCTTTAAGTTAGGTGGAACTGGTGCAGGAGATTCCTTAATGGAGGCTACCGAACTATACATCGACAACTTCGAAGAGAACGGTGAGTATGGTACTGGTAGATACATTGGAGATTTCTTAGACAATCTTGATAATACTGGTACAGTTACTATTACTCCATTCGGAATGACTGGTAATAGTCAGTGGGTACAATATTATTACACCACAGAGGTTCAAGGAATTACTGCTTCTGGTGGAACTGGTGGTTATCATAAGATTGTTGGACTTAGTGGTGGACCTGGACAGTATCTTGGAAATTCATTCGGAACGGTATCTGGTACATCTGGACCATATATGATTGAATTCAATGACACTGTTGGGGTTTTAGAATTCATTAATGGTTATATTCACTGTCCTGATGATTTCGACAACACGGGACTTGCATATCCATTGTATGTCAGACCATATACAACTACAATTGAACGAATTGGTATTGAAACAGGTACTGGTGGTGGTTGCACAGGAACAGTATATATTGGAGGAATGCAAAGCAATCCAGTTTCGGGTTGTAGCGGAATGGCAGTCAGTAGAAGTTATACAAACTTCCACGCCGCAACATGTGGAAATACTTACTGTACAGGAAATACCGCAGGTGCTAATCAACAGGTATTCTTAAACCTACAAGGATTTACTCTTGCAGGTTCTACTGGATGTCCAAATTATGTACACTCCTGCGTATGGGTTAGAAGAACTGATGGATTTTAATTAAATTTATGCTATATTATGTAAAGGAATGTGAAAGTGAAACAACTCAAATATTATAAACTTCATAACGAAGTTATATCCCCCAAATTCGCTACAGACGGTTCTGCTTGTTTTGATATATGTGCATATCTTGACAATCCTGTAACTGTCTACCGAATGGACAATCACAAAGAAAAAATAAATCCAGAAACAATCCAGTGGTCGGACATAGAAGAACTACAACTCTCAATCGCCCCCGCAGAGAGAGTTCTTGTCCCCACTGGATTGGTCTTTGATATTCCAGAAGGATACTCCGTAAGACTTCATCCTCGTTCAAGCATTTCTTTAAAGAAAGGTTTGATTATGCCAAACGGTGAAGGAATCGTTGATAGCGACTACTACCACGAAACTTTTATTATGCTATACAATTCAAGTGCAGATGAAGTTCGCATTAAGCACGGAGAAAGAATTGCACAGGGAGAATTAATAAAAACACTTGACTATTCTCTAGAAGAAAGTATAATAGTACCTGAACAGAAAACAAACCGTGTAGGTGGATTTGGTAGTACAGGAACAGAGTA